GCGGAGGAATACCGCGCCCAAGGGGAGTCGGGGAAGGCCAAGAGCCTTGAGGAAGCTGCTAGCGAGTGGGAGCAGTACGAAGGGGAGATGGATGGGAATCAGAAGGCCGCTTTGCTCCAGACCGTCAACAAAACCTCATCGACTCGTTACGACCTGGGGGACGGAAAGCTGCTCACCAAGGACCAGATGCTCAAGCAGGTCAAATCCAAGCATATGACCTGGGACAGCGCGAAGAACAAGCCGAAGTATGAGGTGCTGATGGGCACCTCATCTGAAGGGAAGAGCTTCACGGTGTCAGCCAAGGACTTCGACAAGTTGCGGGTCAAGGATCACACCAAGGCCGCCGACCTGGAGAAACTGGTCAAGATGATGGCCAAGAAGCTGTCAATGGCAGATGCAGTGGAGTTCAACCCGTGGGCGAAGGGCAAGTCTCCGCAGCAGAAGCTCGACTGGCTGCGCAAGAAAACGGCGGCGGGCAAGCAGTCCGAAGAGCGCGAAGCGAAGTTTGAGAAGGGCAAGTCCGTTGATGTTGCCAAGTGGCTCAAAGACAACGGCCATGCCGAAGCTGCTAGCGAGTGGGAGCAGTTCGAGGGCAAGGTTGAGGATCTTGACAAGAAAGCCGCTGCAAGGCGTGCCCGGTCTTTCGTCCACGAGTTCCTGACCAAGCAAGCCCTCATGCAGATCCACGTGGTCGCGGCTGAGAACCCCACCGGGAAGCTTGCCTCGATCAGCAACTCAAAGACCCGAGTTGCCCTTGCGGCAAAGCGCGCAGAGAAGTGGATTCAAGATGCTATCAAGCGACCGGGTCGCGTTCGAGATTATCTGGGGATCTCCAAGGGAGAGACCATTCCAATGGGCAAGCTCGATGCTGCAATTTCAAAGGTCAAGGCGTCTGGGGATAAGTCCCTTCTCGCTGCTTTGATGTTGGCTAAGCGCCTGAAAACCGAGTTTTCCCAAAAAGGATAGGTCGAATCAAGCCCAACATTAAGAGGTACTCATGAGTGTTGCGAGTCCTACAGCCGCCAACTTAGCCTTCGCCGCAGGTTCCTTTGCGAGCAGGGCTTTCTCCAAAGGTGAGCGTTCCCACGCAGGAAATTCTACCGTGTACCCCAGAAAGTGGTACCGGGAACTGGAGAAGATGTTTGGTGTGTTGAATGCCGTGGAGCTATCCTATTTCAACGACATATACGAGCATCACATAGCTCAACTTTCTCAAGAGAAAGCCCTCCCCCCTCCTCGGATCCCAAGAGGGATCGAGCGACAGGCCAAGAAATGGGAAGGCCCCTTACCCAAAGGGTGGACGGATGAGTCTCGTAAGAAGTTCTGGGATTCACTGACTTCACGGGCCCCGAAACACAAGGTAACCGAGTGCATCAAGCGTATGGATGGGAAGCTCTCCAATCCTGGAGCTTTCTGTGCTTCTCTGGCCGATCGGGTGATCCCAGGTTGGCGCGAAGAGGCAGCCAAAGACCGCGCCAAGAAGGCGTCACCGGACTCCAAGGCGAATGCGTCACCTTACTTCAAGGCGTTGGCTAAGAGACTCCACGACGCAAACAAGGGCAAGAGCCAAGACGATCTCCACTATCGCGCGTACTTGCGTGCAATCATGAACGGGGATTTTACCGGCTACCTGGTCAAAAAGTACAAAGGAGCTGAGAAAGCCCGTGCCGATTTGATTGATGAGGCTGGCAAGGCTCCCAAGAAAGCCAGTGGGGACCGAAAGCTGATGGAGCGCATGGTCCTGGAGCTACAGGACTTCCCTCACTCGACCTTGAGAGAGTTACATTCCTATGCCACGTCGAGTCCCCCCAGCAGTCGGAAGCCCATGTCGGTTTCACTACCGGAGGTGAAGGCAGCCCTCGACGCACTGGTTGAAATGGGTGCGGTTGTCCTTCGGGGAAGTACCTACCAGGCCAAGGGGGGCCGTGGTGTCTGGAACCGTGCAGCTTCTCAACCCCTCCAGACCCGTCGTGATTATGGGGGTTCATCAAATGATCTCCTGTCCTTGGAGGAAGTAAAGGCTCTTTGCCCTCCCTGTGCTGACAAGATGAAGAAGGCCGGGCTCAAGAAAATCCGTGTTTCCTTCCTTGAAGCGGCCATGCTGAAGCAGGCATCTTTCCAACCGAGCTTCACCAAGCTTCGAGATGGATCCTGGGGAGTGAAAATCCTAGATTCCGATTATCGAAAGGGTGCCACGATTACTGTAACCACAAAGGCCGGTAAGTCGAAAAAGGTAACCTTAGACAAGAAGCTTTGGAGCGGGAAAGATCGTTACAGCGGGGGTCACACCGTGGCGCTTGTGACGCTCAAAGCGGATAGCGCTAGTAGCCGCAGTAAGCCGAGCGGAAGTTCCTGGGAGAGGCGTCGGGAGAAGTACAAGCGCCTGTATGGCTGGGACGGTATTGAAGGGTCCCCTTCCTATTACTCGTCGGGGTTGTACGACGCCGAATCTTGATCCATCCTAAAGGTCTTCTATGTCAACCGTTGTAAACAAGCTTGGTGCCCTGTCCGTTCTTCTTGTCGTAGTCGCTTGCAACAGTGGGGATGATGGGAAATCCTCGGCCACTGATTCCATCGGCAGCCTTGACGGGGACAGTGGGACGTTGTCTGGGGACGGGGATGGGGACCTTGATGAGACGGGGCCTGGAGATGGTGACGGCGACGGTGACGGCGACGGCGACACAATGTCTGGGGACGGCGACGGCGACACAATGTCTGGGGACGGCGACGGGGGAATCAAGTTCGACGTGGGGGATGGCATCGTAGGCGGTGGGGGTTCATGCGATGCCATCGAGATCACAGGAGAACCTGTCCCCCCAAACATCATGCTCGCCCTCGACAAGTCCTGTTCCATGGGCTGGTGTCCTGGAAGTTCAACTGGAAACTGCGGATGGAACGCCCTGACCAACTCGATCACCACACTAGCGAACAACTACGGAAACCAGGCTCGGCTTGGGGCTCGGTTCTTTCCTTTCGCTATCTCGGGGAACTCCAATTCATGTCCTGGCGGTGGGGTGGATCTGGCCATTGCCGATAACAACGGAATGGCGGTTATTGATCTGATCAACGCCCAGAGCCCCGGAGGCGGTACGCCTACAGCTCCTGCCGTTCATGTTTCGCTTGCTGCGTTGCGCAATGAAGCGGTCGGGGATCGGGTGCTGATCATTGTCTCGGATGGGGCAGCAGATACCAACAACAGTTGTGCAGGCGGAAACGTACAAACTGAGCTTGCAAATGCCCTGGCTGACGATGCGATCACTACTTACGTCATCGGCCTAGGATCTAGTGTTTCCCCTGCTCAGCTCAATGCCTGGGCCGCCGGGGGCGGTACCGGGGCCTTCATCCCAGCCAGCGACACCCAGACCCTCTTCGATGCCCTTGACATGATCCTGGGCGACGTAATCAGTTGCACAGTCACCCTCGACCCGCCCCCCGACTTCCCCGCCTTGGTTGAGGTGGAGGTTAACGGAATCACCTACGGGCCTCCCCTATCGGGTGCTGGGGACTGTGGGGACGGGTTTTACTACACGACCCCTGCAATGGATGAGATCGAATTGTGTGGCGCGGCATGCGATGATCTGCTGGTGCAAGGGCTCGCCGATATCACCTACAGGTGCGCGGCGGGCTGATCCCTTGTAGGACAACTACCTCGGGTGGGGTATGATGAGACATGTCGGTACCTCAACCGCCGTGGAAAAAAGGCTTTCACAAGGACTACACTCACTTCGTGATCGAAGTGCATGTGGCGAAAGACGAGAAGAATCAAGTCTTTTCGTTGCACAAGCTGCAACACGAGCAGGATGAGCAGACCGTTCAACGCATGCCAAACCAGGGCATGGAAGAAACAGTATTCGGATTGCTCACCGCGACGCTTCGACAGGAATCTCTCCTTGAAACGTTGATTTTGATGTCCAATGACGAGGACTTCAAGAACCAGGTTTTGGGAGAGGGGGATATTGAAGAACTCTCAACCCGAGTATCCGATGCGGTACAAGACGTAATGGCCAAGGCCATTGCCAAGCAGGTCAAAACGGCGGCTGAGGATACAATCAAGCGTATTCGAGATGGATTCCCGTCCTGAAGACGACCTAAAGACCCTACTTGCTCAAATGCGCAAGGTTTTGGAGGGGAGATGGGAATCCTCCCTCCAGGCCGCTAAAGAGCATGCCGACAGAAAGGGGATACCTCTAGATCCCTTCTTAGAAGGGTTCCGCATGGGTTACTGGAACGGGGCCCGGGATGTCAGCAGCGTTGATGTGCCGGCTTTACCGGAGAGCAAGGATCCGAACTAGATCTTCCTTTGAAGCTTCTTACCAGGCTTCAAACGGGCCAGAACCAAGGCTGGGGCGGACGACCATTTCCCATCAGGAGTCCGCACAGCCTTTTCTTTGCGCTCGACGATGGTGAATACACCAAGTGGTGTTCGGGTTTTCTCTCCCCTAGCCCCTTCCATCAAAGCCTTTGGAACCTCTTGGAGGACTGCACGAACCTGTTCTTCGGGGACGCCCGAAAGTTCTGCAACTCTCTCAATGAGTTTACTGTAAACCATGGAAACAAACCTTCCCATAGGGGGAGTGATAGACAGGTTATCGAGCAAACGTCGCTAATCTGTCTATCCGGGCCCCATGGATAGAGAATTGCCCATGCCTAGTCAAACAAAGCGCCTGGACTCCTGGGCACCGTGTAGGAAGGTTTTCTGTGCGTAAGCAAGCCAAAGCTAACGTCACCCCTGTACGGCAGCGGAGCCAATATTCGTGTATGTCGGCTTCCATGTGCATGGCTCTACGCGCCCACGGGTTGGACTGCACCGAGGATGAGGTGAACCGTGTGATGGGGGCTCGCGCTATGCAAGGGGCCTCCTGGGAGAATGCGTTGGCTTGTGCTCAGCACTACGGGTTCCGGGCAACTTTGGTCACCCCCTCTACCGTCCGTCAACTCAAGGAATGGACGGATCAAGGGGACCCGGTGATGATCGCTTGGAACCCCGAGGGGAGAGAGTGGTCACACGCCAGCCTCGTATTCGATGTGGATGATGATCTGAACGTCTACGTGGCAGATCCCAATATCCCGGACCCGGAAGAAACCGTCCGGGTCGTCCCAAAAGGCGAGTTCTACAAAAAATGGATTGAACGGTGGCCGAATTACTTGGTGAGGAGACCGGCTTGTGCGATCCAACGTGAGATCACAGAGGATGGGCAGCAAAGGTTTGCTCGGTTCCAGCCGGGCAAAGTTCAAGTCCAGGTTGTGCGAGATGGGGTCGAGATTGCCCTCCCAGTGACCAGTGACATTTTGCTCAAAGACTCGCGGTTGGCCCTCCCCCTGTTGAATAAGCATGTTCAGCGCGTGGTTACAACTCTTCGTGAAGCTGGGTTTGAGGATGTCCGTCCTGTAGGATGGGCCCTTGAAAAGGATCCTCCTCGCTTCACGGAAAAGATTCTGGTCAAAGGGGCCCAGCGGCGTGGTCGGGAACTAGCTAGCCTGATTCAAAAGTTTGGGTACGCTCAACATAAGAGGGCTTCTTCTCCAGAAGCCTTCGAGGATTACTCACAAAGTGTACTCGACTTGGAAACCGCATTTGATGATGTGGTCATCGCCGTCAATAAGCTTCGTTCTTTAGGGGTAGACATCCCTATGGAAGAATATCCCTTCATGGAGGACGTTGAGGCTGTAGCCTCTGATGTCTCCCGATGGAGGCAAAGCACCGAATCCACCCAAGACGAGATCGCAATGATGCGCATGGCCTCCCGCGTGGCGAATCGGCATCTCCAAGCCGGTAAATGAAACCAACAGAGCCGTTCCGAGGAAATCTAGCTGATGACTGACAAAACTTCAATCGAGTATGCCCCCTCAAAGGGGAACCCTCAACTTCTTGAGCAGACTGGACGTATCTTCGTCAACGAGGATTTCGTCAACGCTGCCCGTAACTTGTTTCCGGCGACATCTCTACGGATCCCCCTCGGGTTCCGTATCGCTACGGACATGACCGGCAAGGGTCTCGTGTACTTTATCCGCCACGCTGATTTCTCAAACCTTGACGGGTATGCCTATGAGGTCACCTACGAGCCTGAGTTCCCCCATGCGTGGAAGGAAGCTATCCTTCCAAAGGTCGATTTTGAGAATGTCCCGCCACCCCGGGAAAGGCTGGCCCGAGTGGCGTCGTCTATCGAGGACTCTTGGGCAGCCTTGGATACGCAGCTCAAGTCGGCTTCCCGTGATGACTTGAAGGATGCGGACCCCATTCCGGGCACGGCGCTCTTTGTAACCAAGGAGCCAAGCCGAGGCCCTATTCGCGGACAAAAGCCCCAGTTCAAAATCCTCAACCGTTTTGGTGGAGTGCTTGGAGGGCATCCGACACGGGAAGGGGCCATCGAGATGGCCAAGAAGGAAATGTCAAAGGCCGCCGCGGTCGTGCCTGGGGGCCTGTATGGGTATACCAAGGGCATCCAAAAGATGTGCGAAGCGGCTTCTAGAAAACTGCACCGATCCGCCTCCAAGATTATCCGCGCGTCTCTTTCGAAGGACAAGGATGTTGTGGACTTCCTGGCTACGCACGCCAAGCGTGCCAAGAGCACCCCCGCAAAGCTCCTGGTAGCCACCTACCGGGACTCAATGCCGAAGCTGGCTACACTGGGTACTCACACAGATGCCCCGGTGATCATGTCTCAGATTCAAGAGCACTTTCTTCGCTTTGAGAATCAAATGCGTCCGGAGACTCTTTCGAGGATCGCCTCCGATCTTGCTGCACACCACGGGGAGGATACGGTCAATCTTCTTCTCAAGAAGATGTTTGCAAACGACATCCTTCAAAAACGGGGATCGCACCTTTCTTGGAACCCGAGCAAGCGGATGGCTTCGCTCAAGGCAGCTCGAACCTACGGGATGTACGGGTATCTCCAGCGGACCGCCAATCACGGCATGTCTGCCTGTGTCCGGCTTCGAGAGGAGGCCGGCATCATCGCCGCCGATCTTCACCAGCGAAAGTCCGATCTCTACGAGAAGATCACGGGCTTTCTCGGCGCACATAGCAAAACGGGCCAAGATAACTCAGCCCGTCTCCTGCTGTCGGTGTATCCCGATGCTCAGTTTTTCGGGAAGAGGGCTTCCTCAATCGTAGAAGAACCCTCTACGATTGAGGAATGGCTCGCCTGGGAGCCTGAGCCCTAGTCTCTCAGGACTTCGCTGAAGGCACCCTGATCTCGGGCTTTGCGTACTGCCTTTCGGATACGCCCCACAACTGCCGTCGCCGTCTCCTTGGGGATGTTGTGTTTCTCTGCCAATTCCGCGACGGTGAGCCGCTTCACGAAACGATCCATGAGGACCTGGTGGTGGAGAGCAGCATCGTGCTCTTTGCCTCGGAGTGCATCTGAGATTGCCTGGGCGACAATGTCGTAGGTGTGCTCGAATGCCTCGGAGTCCGCCACCTCCACCTCCACATCGGAGTCCGCCACCAGGAAATCCATGGCATTGACCCCCTGTGCCTCGGGATCGTAAGACCCCATACCGTAACTGGATCCCAGGGAGAGCCTGTCACTCTGGTTGATCGTGGTGGGGATTACCTCGGTGGTCCAGTTGGACTCGTTCCGTTGCGTCCACTCATCTCGGGTCAGGGCACCGTGAAGGGTACGAGTCACCGGATCGCGCCCCTCGTCTCGAATGTCCGAGTAGGCCGACCGTCGACACCAGGCACATACGCGCGAGAGGGGGATCGACTTGCCCTCCGCGATGTAACGGGCGAGAGCATCGCGCCTGATGAGGTTGGTCAGGAAAGTCTGGATATGGTCGTCTACCTTATCCATGACCAGGGACCGGGGCATCTTGAGGGAGAGATGCTGCCGAAGCCGAGCCATCAACTTGGGCCCCTTTTCTTCGATCCACTGTGCCGTTTCGTTACGGCGCGCCGCAACGCGCGGCGCAGGGAGTAGCCCGGGATCGGGCTCATCGGGAGTGTTTTCCACCTCTTCGATAGAAAGCCGAAGAGCCTCCTGACTGAGAGTAGTGAGGATCTCCTGAGACGGATCTTGATCGAAGACCGAGACCAGCTCCCGTGCTCGGGAGACCCCCGCTTCCGTCAGCCCCCAGTGCCCCCTCTGCGCACCCTTGGTGCAGTACGGGACACGGGACACACCCGTGTATCCCTTACACTGATTTCTCCAGGCAAAGTGGACGCGCCGATACAGGCCATCTCGACCAGTGAGCACACTAGAGGTTGGATCAATTCCTGCCACTTCGAGAACTTCGTTCATCAAAGCCTCATGCGGGACCGAGATTTGAGGATCAAATCCCGTGTGCTTGCCGAGGACGTACAGGAGGGGCTCAAAAAGGTCTTTAGCCGTAAGACGGCTCTTACTTTCAGTCATGCGTCAGCTTCTTCTCCGGGGTGCTTGGTTGCGTAGCAACTCAGCTAAGGGTTCTGGGTTCTTGAAATGAAGCTCGTGCCATACGGCGAGAGCGACCCTCTTTTACTCCAAGCCAAAGTTCATGTCAAGAAAAAAGAGCCAGGATCGCCTAACATGGTGATTTTCTTATATCCTGGGCTTTGTTAGAGACTTTCTCCCATGGCTTCCGAAGATTTGCTCCAAAAAGTTACGCTGCGGCTCGCAGCCCGTCACGTCCTAGCAGCCTTCTCGATGGACGCCTTGGCCCGTTTGAGCTTCTTGGAGGGAGTGGCTGGGGTTCCTCCAGGAACTTGGATCCGCCGGAAGGCTCAAGGTTTTGGAGATGCCGATGAGTGGGCCGCGTCCAAAGACGGAGGACTTCACCCGAACTGGAGTACGAACCGGAACACGGGAATGTACGATGAGGCGGCCAAGGCCGTCGCCTCGATCCTGCGGGGGGTTTCCGGCATTGATCCGGAGGATCTGGCCCAGGAGATCGTCTCAGAATCTAGCCTTCCAGGTGGACGGGCAAATCGCAGACAGTTCTACTCCGCCGGCCAAGCAATCGGCAAGGACCGTCCCAAAGTTCAGGCCCTTTTGGAAGGTGACCTGACCCCAGCTCAAGTACGCGGCATCGCCGCAACTGGAGCAAAGAGGCTCGCATTGAACGAAAAGAAGCGTCTGCGGGAGAAGATGGAAGTCGGCGTCCCTTCTCAGGAAGGTGAGAGGGACAGCTTTATCCAGCAGCAACCTACTGTGTCAGTGGACGACCCGAATGTTCGTGAAAACATCCTCCTGATGGCCCTAAACTCCCCCCAGAGCTTCCCAGGAGGGACTAAGATTCGAGCTATTTTGGATAACGCTATTGATCGTGTCTTCGGGCGCAAGCCTGAGAAGGCAGAGTTGATGAAGGAGTTCTTCCGCGAGCTTGGCAAGGGCAAGACCAAGTACCGACTGCCGAACAAGTCCCAACTTTCCGCCCTCAACAAGGACCCCAGCTACTTCTACCGCGTGGTGATGAAGCAGGTGGGGAACCAGGCTGCGCGAAACCTGGGGATCTCGAACGACACTGGTGTAGTCACCAAAACCTTTGGCTCGGGAGGTAAAAACGTCGAGAAGTTCATCGAGGATCATGTTGCGCGAAACCCCGCGATCCAAAAGGTCGTGGACAAGATTCTCGACGATCTGGAGTTCTCCACGGAGTTTGCCTTCGGTGCCCGGGTCGGCAAGAAGTCTGACGAGGATGTGGTGGAGCTGTTCTACCGCCAGCCCAAGTACGCCCCCGATCTCCCAGAGGATCAAATTCCTCTGGAACCTTGGTTTTCCTTCTCAGATACCGAACCTAACGAATACATGAACTTCGACTTGATGGAGCAAGATGACGTGATGGGGGAGCCTCGGTCCCACATGGCTGCGCGTGTTGCGCAGCGCTGGCTTTTACGATAACGGTTGGAAGATTTTTGTCCGGTGCCTTGTTTGTGAGGCATGGACCCGTTCTACATCGATCCCGAAATCCTGGCCGACGCGCTCGACGACATCCGCGATGACTTTCAGGAGACCCTGTCCGACGAGGACGTGGCCTTCATGAAGGCTTCCGGAGACCCCTCCTTGGAGGAACTCTACGGCGACGATGGCCTTTCGTTCTAAACCTTTCACAGGCGGTTAGGGAAGTTCCCTAACCGCCTTTTTTGAGGCGACGTGGAAGAAAACACGCATCTCCCCGGTTTCGTCCTTATGGACGACCAAGACCTGGATTTCCCCTCCGAGGAAGAGCTGCGCGAGCAACGCGAACACATGCGTCGACTTCTCGCCGATGAGGCGGCTCTGTTCTTTGTTCCACCCTCCATGCGAGAGGATACCGATGAGTAAGCAAGACACTCTGGAGACGCGGATTGCGTCCACTTGGAAACAAGCCCTGACCACCAAGGTGGTGTCCCCGGATGACTTCCGGGTCGAAAACGGGCGGTATGTGCATCGCCCCGAAGAACAGGGTCCCATTTGGGGCGCGTCATACGATCTCTTGCGCGCGCTGGTCAAACTCCCAACGACGCATACGGTCGTAGCCCTGGTCGGAGTCCCCGGCGCAGGCAAGTCCACCTGGCTCTCTCAGAACCGCCAGGAGGGTGTTGTGTACTTCGACGCCACCCTGGCATCCCCTCGGGACCGAAGACGCCTCTTGGCGGCTATCCGGGCCGCTCAGGCCCAAGTCCGCAAGGACCTCCGGGTCGAGGCCGTTTGGATCGACACCCCACTAGAAGTGTGCAAGTCGCGCAACGCGAGTCGCACTCCCGATCGACAGGTGCCCGAGCACGTCTTGGAGTCCATGGCTCTCAGGCTCTCAGAGACCCCCCCAGAATCGGGGGAGGGGTGGGATAGCCTCCAGGTTGTCCGGTAGGTGCTCCCGGTCTCAGGGACCTTCCTAGCCCCCAGGAGGGGGCTTTTCCTTTTAAGCAGTCGTTTTCCTCTCAGGTGGGTAATGTGAAGGCGCTGTCTTCGCCCTTCTTTTTTGAGGGGACAGAGCCCTCCATGGAAGTCTCAGGAGGGTCGAGCGGAACGCTCGCTCTGAATCTAACGCCGGACAACCAGACCCTGAAAGGGTCGTGTCTTCCCATGACCACCATACAGGGTTTTCGGTATTGAGCACAGAGCAGTGGGGAAGCAGGGGAAACCCTGGAGGGACAACGAAGCCTCCAAGACAGTAGGGATCGAGAGACCCTCAAGGTTGCACTGAACAGGTTGATCTTCCTTCAAACCCTTTGTCAAGATGATCTCCAAGATGACCATGACTGATCACCTAGGACTCCTAGTCCCGGGTATCCCCTTTCAGGGGATGTCTGTCTATGGACACTCTCAAGAGACCTCTCGTTCTCTTTTAGAGGTTCTAGAAACCCTATGCCATCTGGTTGACGGTGTAGGGATTCTTCCCTCTCTAGTAATTAACTAGTTAAGAGAATTTAGAGAGAGTGTTTCTTCTGTTCTAATCTCACTCACTACTCCAACTTTCAATACTACTACTTTCACTACAAATACTTCTACTTCAAATACAGATACTAACCATAGTCCTACTACACTCCGTACACCAACAGACAACACTGACTTCGATCCACTCCTGGCCTCCGAAGGCCCAGAGGGCCTGGGAACCCTCAAAAACTAGAGAATAGAGCACTTCAACCCCCCATCAAGGGATGGTTTGAGGTAGTGGGTGAGGTGTGCCTATAGACTGATCCAGTGGTAATCCTGTTATCAATTCACGAGAGTGATGGGCGTAGGGTTAGCAAGGAGAAGGTTTGGAGTAGGTCAAAACCTGACTCCTACGGAAGCCAGGGATAAGTTGGCAGTCCCTGTGCTCTTTATCCTGTTGAGGTTGGCAGTCCCTATCTACAGAGGGACCAGCAGAGCAGCCTGGTCTTCCCTGGTAGACATCCGACCCCTACCGGGGTTCACTCCTAACATCCTGCCTGCCGTAACGGTCCCGGGGTTTCCTGTGACGGTGAATGAGAGGCAGTGGGAGAGAGCAGTCCGTCCGGTCTTGGAAGATCCTCGATGGGACCCCTCCACCCCGAATGAGGGGTTCTTGTTACTCTGGAAGGGTAACGCCCCAGAACTGGCGAGGATCATTGGAGAGGCCCTGGCCCTGAGTTTTCATGAGGCTGGGTACGGTCCCCTACCCTCGTAGGTAGAGTCCAACGATGCCGAGCAATGTGAAGCCTCCGAACCCTAATCAAACCACACCGGGGTTTGAGTTCCCTGAGAATGAGGAAGTGTGGGTTTCGTGCCGAGCCACCCAAGGATGCCCTGGCAAGATGGCGAAGGTAGAGATGAAGCGGAAGCTCCCCATGGGAGGGACCTACCTCAAATACAAATGTCTGACTTGTGGCAAAGGCTTTGGTGTCTCCCTGTGACGAAGATCCCTCTATTCCCGACGTGGGTATAAGTGACTACAGTTCGACTCCAAAGAACGAAGGTGATGTGACGGTGTCTCCCTGTAAGGTACGCTGCGTGAGATACACAACTGCATATCTCTATCATGGGCCCGGGGCCCGCGATAAGGCGCTACAGAAGGCGCGGGATCTGGGTCGTATGATTGAAGACCCCATCGGGGATGATGGGCTCAAGATTGACGACGCCCGTAAGATCGTGGAGCTATCCGGTCAGGTGTCCGTGGGAGATGGGATCAACACCCTGGTCATCGGCCCTCTTGATCGAGCCCGTCAAGCGGCTACCGACGCGTTGCTAAAGACCATTGAGGAGTTCGATTCGGCAGTGTTTCGTCCCGTGCTCTGGGCTGTGGATGCCGGAGACGTAAGCCCGACCATCCGCTCTCGATGTCGACAGGTATGGTGTCCCGGTGAGGAGCCCTACGAAGACCATGTTCTCGACGAGGCGAGGGATTTGATTGACGCTTCCTTGGCAGGTGACCGGGCTAAAGTGATTTCGGTTTGGAAGGATCTTGATCATGGTCAAGTCCTTACTGCCGTTGCGAAGGTGTTGGAGAGCCGACTCCCCTTAGACAAGGAGACCTCTAAACTGTGGGAGAGGGTTAGAGAGGGGTTGACGCACTCCAATCCGACCAAGTACGAAATGCTGGTGATGTTTCTATGAGCATGTGGAAAAAGCCGCCTCCTGTATGTATGCTTTCGGGAGCCGAGGATTACTTGGTCCGTAATGAGATTGCGAAAGCAATCCAGGGGGCAGAAGCAACTGGGCGTATTGTAGAGCGTATTTCGGGTACCGACAAAGAGGGGCTCGTAGACTTGATGTCTACCACCGGCGTGCTCTTCGATGAAAAGTATCTGGTCATTGTAGACGACCCGGAGAAGATGGACGTTCAGGTAGTCCAGGACCACTACGAACGAGGCGACTCTTCTTTGGCGCTGGTTATCCACGTAGATGGGGAGATCAAGGCTAAATCTGCTCCTGGGAAGATTGCCAAATTCTTGCCGCAGAACTTGGTGGCCAAGTTCTCTTCCCCAAAGCCTTGGGAGCGAGACGCTTGGGCGGCAAAGTACGTGCTGGATTGGGTTCGAGACAAGGGGTTCTCCATCGATATCTCCATTGCTAATGGGATCGTGACCACCGCAGGAACCGATCTTGGCATTCTCTCTTTTGAGGTAGAGAAAATTGCCTTGCTCGCTGAGTCCGAGGGGGTGAAGGAAGTCACCCCGGACTTGGTAAGGCGCACGTTGACCTCTTTTTCGGAGGCGAGTGTTCTACCGGTGGTAGACGCCTTGGGGGAGAAGCAGTTGAACAGGCTCTCTTCTGCGCTTTATCGAGTGCGGCAGACCACTGGAGGGCCTAAGAGCGGCGCTGTGCTCAAAACGATGGCGTTGGTCAATTTCAACGTTGTCAAGTGGCTTGAGGTGAAGGCGCTGCTGGACCAAGGAGAAAACCCCTCGGGGGTCGCAATTCAAACTGGTTTGAATGAGTACGTGCTGAAGAAAAACATCCTGCCGGTCGTGCGGAAGTGGGATCAAGGGAGCCTTGTCTCCCTTTTGTCCGGGTTGTCCCGGATCGAACGTGGGATCCGCTCCGGCTGGGTAGACTCTTGGTCCGTGTTTGAAGCAACGCTTTTCGAAGCGGTAAGGTAGATCCTTAGCAGGATGGGCGTTAGGGATCTTATAGGGATCCCTCCTGTGCGCGTGTCTGCCCGACACGAACGCACTCGTTTGATTGAGGCACAAATGACAGACAACTCTTCTTTCTCCAAAGCATCCATTACCCCCTCTTTGAATGATGCTGCATCGGTGACATACTCCTTTGACGAAGCAATTGAAGCCTCCTTGGAATACTTCCAAGGGGATGCTCTTGCGGCCAATGTGTTTGTGACCAAGTACGCCCTTCAGGATGAGGAAGGCCGGTACTTGGAATCTACTCCGGTAGACATGCACCGACGCCTTGCTCGGGAGTTTGCACGCATTGAAGCGAGGTATCCCAACCCTCTAACGGAGGGTGAGATCTTTGACATGCTCTCTGATTGGAGCGTTGTTCCCCAAGGGTCTCCTATGTCAGGAGTTGGCAACCCCTATCGTGTTCAAACTTTTTCAAACTGTTACGTTGTGAAATCTCCATATGATAGTTATGGTGGAATCCTTCGAACAGACCAACAACTTACGCAGATTATGAAGCGCCGTGGTGGCGTCGGTGTGGACCTCTCCACGCTGCGTCCTCGGGGACTACCAACCGCCAACGCTGCTAAGACCACGGACGGCATTGGCGTGTTTATGGAGCGCTTTTCAAACACCACCCGTGAGGTGGCTCAATGCTTAGCGGCCGACACTCTTGTGTTGTCGGACAGAGGGATTTTTCCGATCGAAAAGATTAGAGCGGGGGCCCGAGTTTGGACAGCCGAGGGTTGGCGAACGGTACGGGATGTGCTCAAAAGCACAAAGCTCACTCAAAAAATTACAACTCGAAAAGGTTGGGAAATCCGCGCTTCAGCCGATCATGTGTTTCACACGATTCACGGTGAAATTCCTGTTAGCCAGTTCTCTGTAGGAACCGCGATCACAAATGTGTTGGGAGAGGGTTGGGAAGGAAGCCCTGTTTCATTGGAAATTCCAGATATGGAAGGCGCTGGAAATAGACTAAAGGCTTATGATCTTCCAACGGTCCTTACTGAGGATCTTGCATACCTTATCGGTCAAAGCTACGGGGACGGCTCGATTTGCGAGATCCCTAAAGCTTCAACCGTGAACCATGCGTGGTCGATTGCTCTATCAAACGATTGGCCACAAATCACAGAAAAAGTGAAGGCATGCGTACGGTCGTCTTTTGGGGGGATGGAGCCACGAGTCTCCCCTGGAGACGGTAACTGCGAGCGGTTGCGTATCCAATCTGAGCAGGTTGTGCAGTTCCTCAAGATCAACGGATTCAGTAAAGAAAAGTCTGGGGACCTCCGCTTCCCGAGCCGTCTTTTACAGGCTTCGCAAGAAATCGTGCGGTCTTTCATTGCGGGGTACTTCGATGCGGACGGTTATGCGTCAGGTCCGAAAAAGGGCTACGTGTTCAGTTCGGCGTCCTCTTCCTTCCTTCAGGTTCTTAAGACCGTTCTTGCAGCTCACGGGATTGCCACTTCGCTATATCGGGAAGACCGTTCTAACAAAGGGTGGCAAGACCTGTATTCCTTGTCGGTTGTAGGTACGTCGAGTCAACGTCGATTTATTGAGTTCCTGGGAGGTGAGAGCGTGAAGGTCTCGTCGTTAGGCTTTGTGGCCAAGCGAGATAGCCTGTTGTCAATTTTCACCTCGAAAGACCTGGGAGTGAAATACAACAAGTTTGCTTTTTGCCCTGATCCTTCGCATCTCATGTCTCGAAATACCGTGGACCGGTTGATCGCGGAGGGGGTTCCACTCCCCCCGTCCTCGGGACGATTGGTCCATGATGAAGTCCTTACCCTTGAGCCTTATGAGGTTGAAGACACCTATGATCTTGTTTTGGATGATGTCCATTTGTTCTTTGCAAATGGGTTGTACGCGCATAACAGTGGTCGCCGGGGGGCTTTGATGCTGACGGTGAGTGTTCACCACCCTGACATTTACACCTTCATGCGGATCAAAAACGAGCTGAATGCCCATGGTGAACGAACTAAAGTTACCGGGGCGAACGTCTCCATCCGGCTGACCAATGAGTTTTTGGAAGCCGTCGAGAAAAACGAGCAGGTGGAACTTCGCTGGCCTGTAGACTCGACAACGCCCGAAGTGTCACAAATGGTAGATGCTTCCAGTCTGTGGGAAGAGTGTGTTAAGCATGCCCGTGATTCGGCAGAACCAGGGCTCCTGTTCTGGGACAACATCTTGCAAGGATCTCCCGCGGATTGCTATGCTGAGAATGGATTTAGAACGGTATGTACAAATCCTTGTGCAGAACTGCCCTTGTCTGTAGGGGATTCGTGCAGACTGTTGCTGGTAAACCTTTCTAAGTTTGTAAAGAACCCTTTTACTGACAAGGCAAAGTTTGATTTCGACCTTTTTCGTGAAGCGTCGAGGTCGGCGCAACGTTTAATGGACGATCTTGTAGACCTGGAGCTTGAGCAGATTGACAAGGTCTTGAGCAAAATCGACCGTGACCCGGAGCCGATTGAAGTCAAAAGGGTGGAGCAGGACCTATGGGAAAACATCCGCAAGGCTTGCCAGAACGGCCGTCGAACTGGATTGGGGGTTACCGCCGTAGGGGATGTCTTAGCGATGTTAGGCATTAAGTACGGGTCTCCGGAATCCGTGGAGATGGTCGGGGAGTTTTACCGACACTTGGCAGTGGCGAGCTATACCGAATCAGTCAACCTTGCCAAGGAGCGGGGGTCTTTTCCGGTATTCGATCTCTCGAAGGAGAAAGACCACTCCTATCTAAACCGTGTCATTGATGCGGCGGGGATCCGTGGAGACTATGAGAAATACGGTCGACGCCAGATTGCGAACTTGACAACCGCTCCTACGGGATCTGTCTCTATCCTGACTCAAACCACGGGAGGGATTGAGCCTGTTTTCATGGCGCAGTACAAGCGTCGTAAGAAGATCAACCCTACGGACGAGCAGGCAACTGTGGATTATGTGGACGCGAACGGGGACAAGTGGTCTGAGTTCTACGTCAACCATCACGGCCTTGCTGAGTGGATGCGGGTGACCGGGCACATGGATGAGGACTTTGACAAGTCGCCCTATGCCGGGGCACAGGCAGAAGAGATCGACTGGGAAGCACGGGTCGATGTCCAAGCTGCCGCGGGGATTTGGGTAGACCATTCTATTAGCTCGACGATCAATCTTCCTGCGGACGTTTCGTATGAGACGGTCAAAACCATCTACGAGAGATCCTGGAAGAAGGGGCTCAAGGGGATCACGGTCTATCGAGACGGGTGTCGCTCTGGCGTGCTCGTCTCCAACGACGACCACCAGATCACATTCTCGGGCCACGACGCCCCTAAACGACCCGAGTCGTTGACGTGCGATGTTCACCGTAGTCGTATGAAGCAGGGGGATGACTACGTTGATTGGACGATCTTTGTAGGCTTGCTGGACGGAAAACCCTATGAGATTTTTGGAGGGCACTCGGAGAATATCGAGCTTCCCAAGAAGGTCACTTCGGGTTGGATCGTGAAGCGGTCCTTCAAGTCTGGAGGCAAGTACGATTTCTGTTACGGGGAGGCAGAGGATCCCTCGAAGATTCTGGACATCGTCCGAACCTTCGATAACCCAAACCAGGGGAGCTTCACCCGGATGCTGAGCCTTAGTTTGCGTCATGGGGCCGCTGTCCACCATGTCGTGGAGCAGCTTCAGCGGGACCGAGAGGCCGACATGTTCAGCTTCGCCAAGGTGATGTGTCGGGTCCTCAAGAAGTACATTGAGGACGGGACACAAGCCGGGCGCACTTGCCCGGATTGTGGGGCCGAGGGTACGATGATCTACACCGAAGGCTGTGTGACTTGCACAGCGTGTGGGAGTTCAAAATGCGGCTGAGGGGGAAAATCACCCAAGTTCGGGGCGACCAAGCGGAGTTCACGGATGAGAACGTGATCTTCCTTTTCAGCATCTCGGAAAAGTGGATCGGGGCTCAACCCCCGAGAGAGGGCATGTTTGTCTTTTCGGCATTGACCCAGGAAGGGTCGGTGATTCACGTGTTTCCCGTGACCATGCTCCAAAACTTCCTGCGGGGCGTTGAAATCAAAACTGAGAAGTTCCTCCACTGGGTATTCCCGCCCAGTGGAAGAACTCCCATCTCCAGCTTAGACGTAGAAGTCTAAGCTGAAATCCACGGAAGGGTCTTTTGCCTCCTTCCGTGGATTTTTCTTTGGGGGCTTTGAGGGAGGCGGTAAAGGAACCGTCAAAGGCAACTGGAGTTGAGGCGTAGGCATTGTGGGAACCTAAGACAGCGAGGTTGTCGGTCAAGAGATGAGGGACTGAGCGTAGGCTTCCATCTCCTGGAAATGAGGTTCTGAGGGATCCATGTGATCTCGAAGGTTGAACCCGTCGATGTTCCCGAGGTAGTCGACATCGACCCACACCACGTCCGCCCAGTTTCTCCCTTCCTTGCGATCGGAAGTGCGCACCCCGGCTCGGCCGTCGCGGAGCCAGAACACGATCCCAACAGTCCCCTTGGGGACTTTTCGACCGCGGAGGACAACGACCTTCTTGCCGATATCTGCTTTGTTGTGCTGCTGGATAAGCCCCTTCACGGTACGCTCCCTGAGCAGCTCCCTGAGCAGCTTCTCCTCAGCAGCTTGCTTCTCAGCTTGCCAAGCCCGGTAGGCGGCGAGGGTTGCTTCGTCGGCGTCTACGACCGCGGTCCCATTCTCGCGGACCAGCTCGAAGTTGCTTGATACCGGGATGCTCATGGGAGCCTGCGTCTTGTCGTCCCAGACAACCGCGTAGTATTCGATGGCGTACACGTCGGACATGTACTTCCTCTCACGAGATCCCGTGTTGAGCACGCGACCCTCGTAAGAGACGGTCCGAACGGAGGGATCTGAGTTGTTCCACTTGGTCACTGCCATGCCTCCTAAACAGAAACGGTCCTGATTTTCTTCCGGGTGGCGTAACATAATTATGCCCCAGCTTGAAAAGCTCAAAATTCTTGACCTCCTGGGGGTGTTCTACCAAGAAGGCGCAGAGGGCGCATTTATGGTCGCGGACGAGTTCGACGGGACCCAAAGTGTCCAAGATCGCCTGGCCCCCTTCGCAGGACAGACGTTACGGGTCTTGGCCCACCACCGACCCCGCGAACCGGTCTTGAAGGATCGATGGGGGGGTGGGTGTTGTTTGTTCGAGGGTAGCGGGAGATGCCCTGCTGGGCACCATGCTGACCCCCACTACCTCTACACCTTCAGTGCGGTGGGTCTCTTGACTTTTTCGGATTCAGGGTGGGTAGTCCATACTGAGAAGGGGCAAAAGGAGCTTGACCTTTCTCAGTTGGTGGGGCATCGGTCCCAGATCACGCTGATCAACATGCCCGATCTTGCTGACATTGAGGCCAAGGTAAAGGGGTTTGACCCCGGTAACATGGAGGGGGATTCCGTTGAGGATCTTATCCGCAAAGCCTCAGACCTGCGGGATTTTCTGGTCGAGTTGCAGTCCGCAGCCAAGGATGTAGATGTCTAGTTATTTCTCAGGACGTGTTCATAGCATCGTGTTCCAAAACGATGCCCAAAACTTCTTCATCATGCGGATGATGATGGATGAAGATGGCAAGCTCGTAACGGTTCGAGGCAACGTTCCAGGGATTGGGGTTAAAATCGGCACCTGGTTTGGCTTTGACGGAACCTGGGAGAAGCACTCCCAATACGGGATGCAGTTACGGATCGACAAGGCCCCCGTCATGCGGGGAGGGTGGACACCTGAAACGGCGATGCGTGTGTTGTCGTCGCAAGGGGTGTCCGAATCTATCCTTGGTCGGATTCATTTGTTATACGGGTCGGAGATGATCGAAGCGCTTGGGGATGCGGAGAAGCTCCAAGATGTGTCGGGTATCACTGAATTCACGGCCCTCCATATCGTATCTCGTTGGAAAGCCTCCAAGGTCATGTTTCAGACCTTGGACTTTCTGTCGGCCTTCGATCTTCCGAAGGTAAAGGTAGACCAGATTTGGGCGACCTTTGGGGACGAAGCGGAGGTTATCTTGTCGGATAACCCATGGGCTCTAGTTCAGATTGATGGGATCACATTTGAGCAAGCCGATGAAGTAGCCAGGAAGCTAAACCTAGATCTTGGGTCACCCTTACGAGTGCGGGGAGCCGTTCTTTACGTCTCCAAGTCCCAACGCGGAATGGGGCACCTGTATCTCTCGCCAGAGGATATGACTGCTGGAGTCAAACGGCTTGTCCCGGGGGTGAGTAACCAAGCCATCGCTCAAGCTCTCAAAGAGAGTCATGATGAGAAGCTCCTAGTTCTAGACAGAAAGACCAAACCAGGGACGGTAGCAATTTATGAGCCTTGGTATCACCGCATTGAGTGTGATGCAGCAGTGCGCTTGCGGCAGAGGTACCAAACGGCCGCGTTGGAAGGGGAGGCCCTCAAAGAATACATGACCTTGTTGGCGACCGTTGGGGTTCACACTGAGGAGGCGGTAAAGGAAGGCAAGCCGCTGGAGGTGGTAGCGGGAATTGCCCTCGATGAGTGGGCAGAAACCAGTAAGGTGCAACTTTCGGAACAGCAACGAAAGGGGGCAGTGAATGCACTGACATGCCCGGTGTCTGTATTGACGGGCCTTCCGGGCACGGGCAAAACGACCACCCTTCGTGTGGTCGTGAAAGTGCTGCAAGATGCGGGGATCCCGTTCCTCCTTGTGGCTCCGACAGGTATCGCTGCAAAACGTCTTCAATCCGTCACTGGTGCTGAAGCATCGACTATCCATCGGGCTTTTGGGGCAAAGGGGGCGACTGAAGAGGAGCGGGAGGCCACTTATGCGGGTGTGGTTGGAGACTCTACGGACCAGGTAGGTGCTGATGGCTCAACAGAGTTTTGGTCCTTCTCTGAAGCCAAGCCACACCCCGCTAAGGTTGTGATTATCGACGAGTCTTCTATGGTCGATCAGCACTTGCTGTTTCGACTGCTCTCCTGTACGGCAGACAACACTCGTTTGGTCTTCGTGGGAGACGCCGCACAGTTGCCCAGCGTGGGCCCGGGAAACGTGCTTCGAGATCTGATCGGCTCAGGGATGTTCCCTACAACCTCTTTGCATGAGATTTTCCGTCAAAAAGACACTAGCGACATTGTGATCGCAGCTCATGCGATCCATGCCGGGAAGGTTCCAGAGTTCAGCACCCCCTCCAAGGATTTTACCTTTGTGGAGATTCAAGATGAGGGGAGAATTAGAGACACCATCCTGGCGACAGTGAAGACGCTTTATGATCGTCGGATCAATTTCCAGGTTCTCTCCCCCCGACACTCCGGGGAGCTGGGAGTCACCAATCTCAACTTACATATCCGAGAGCTTCTCAACCCGAAGTCTCCTGGGCTCAAAGAAATGCGGCTAGGGCCCGAGACTATCCGAGAGGGAGATCGAGTCATGGTAGCGAAAAACAACTACCGATATGAGATCTTCAACGGGGACGTGGGGAAAGTTGTGAACTTGAACCCCAAGTTGAAGGAAGTGACAATCAAGATCCACGGGCCTCCTGTAGTGCAAGTCAACCTTCCTTTCAAGGAAGCCCCGGCCCATCTTCGAATGGCCTACTGCATTACGTGCCATAAGTGTTTGCATGGAGACACTTGGGTCGAGACCGGAGAGGGTCTCCAAAGGATCCGTGACATCCCAGAGTCGGGCCTGATTGGTACCCGAGAAGGGCCAAGGGAGTTTTGCAACAGAGTACACAACCCCCCGTCAAAGATGTTGGAAATCCGTACCAGGGATGGTTACCAAATCACGGTTACCCCTGAACATGGGATTGATGTGTGGGACTCGCACTCGGGGGAATATCTTCGCAAAGAAGCGAAAGAGGTTACCCTTGGCGACTTCTTGCGCCTGAAGCTTGGGGTCGGCGTCGAGCCGAAAGCAACCCCAAGCCTTCCGCCACCTCCGACCAAGGACATTAGAGCAAAGGCTCACCGAATTCCGACGCAAATGTCCTTGGAGCTTGCCGAGTTCCTTGGTCTTATGGTCGGGGATGGGACTTTGTATTCGAGGGGGTTTCGTCTGGCCAAACGTCATGTTGAGGTAGCGGACCGATTTGAGGAACTATCTCGAATTCTTTTTGAAGCGACTCCCAAAAGGTTCTTTACCAATAATGCCCATCATGTGGAGGTATGCTCCACACAGTTGGCTTCATGGCTTCAACAATTTGAGGGACTTCTTCCCAACAAAAAACATGTCCCTGCCTGTATCCTTCAATCCCCCACCCCCTTCCAGAAACGTTTTCTTCGAGGGCTATTTGAAGACGGGTCTGTTCATGTGAGGACACCACACCCGGATTTACTTGATCACGTGGAGTGGTCGAATCGGGATCCTGATGTGGTTCAATTGGTCCGAACCATGCTTCTGCGTATAGGTGTGGTGTGTGGGGGGTTATCTGGGGATGGTGGAAAGGCTCTACAGATCTATGGTGCGAACGCGACCTTGTTTGGCCAAGAAGTGGGGTTCATCTCTCCTGAGAAGCAGAGACGAGTAAGCCTCCCTTGTGGCAAGGAAACCCGGTATGTGATTCCGATTTCCCCGGAGCGAGTTAAGCGTATTCGTAAAGCACTTGGCCAGGGATTTTCTACTTCCGCATACCAAAATGGGGTGAATCGGTCCCGTATTTCAAGGCACCAAGCGAAGTTGGTGGCTCCCTTTGAGGGCGTGGACTCCGAATGGGTGAGAGACCAGTTGAGTTACCACCATAGCCCCGTAACAAGCATTTCGGAAGTTGAGGGAGAGTCCTATTGTGTGGAGGTGCCTGAAGGGCACCACTTTCTTCAAAATGGCTTTTGCGGCTGGAACTCACAAGGGCAAGAGTACGACGTTATTGTCATTCCGTGGGTAAACTCCTTCCGTAGGCAGTTGCAGCGAAACTTGATCTACACGGCAATTACCCGGGCTCGGAAGAAGGTCATCGTTGTGGGCCACACCTCTGCCCTCAAAACTGCGATAGAGAATGCAAATGCGGATGCCCGGAACACTCTGTTCCCTGAGCGAATCCAAGCGGCGTTCAAAGGCGACTGATTTGGCGTATCACTCTTGTCGGGTGCTAAAGACACACAGGAAATAAGTCATGTCTGATGATCCAAACAACATTCGTAAAATCGTTTCTGACGTGACCTCCAAGATTCGAGTGACCAAGGTGGTTGGCACACGGTCGGTTAAGGGGGGGCGCGGTGACACCTTTGCGGGGTTCTCCGCAGGTTGGGAGTCCGTTCAAGACGATTGTGGGGGCCCCGGGGCAGACCTTGTCCCTGATCCAGAGGAGGAGAGGACCGCTGTTCACCAGGGGATGACCATGAACGAGGCCATTTTGGCCGCGCACTTGGTCAACCTGCGAGTTGCGATGGTAGCGTTAGACGCGGCTTATGCCAACGGTACTATCGGGAGTGACCTTTACAAAGATCAGAGGGACGCTGTGAAGGCGCGGTTCTCACGCCTGATTGAAGATTCTGCAAAGAGGGTTGCCGCAGATGAGTGACGATCTTCCTGTTGTAGATGCTGCCCGAGTCGCCTCTGTCTATGAGGAGCTTAAGGGCATGCAGATCAAGCTCGACTCCAACCCAATCGAGTTTGGCCCTCGGCGTATGAACGCCCACATTGCTAAGGTTCGATCCCAGCTTGACCGTGTGGAACAGATTTTCCTTCAGGTGAGCCAGGACCTTCATGTGTACAAACGGGAGCTAAATGAGAACACGGCTCTCTACGAACTGGAGAAGAACCACCTTCTGTTCAACGACATGGAAGTTCGATCTGAACGCTCTCAGAAAGAGCGTGAGGGCAAAGCGGATACCAAGCTTCGGAAGTACCTAGAAAAGATACGGCTCTTGGAGTCTCGGGTTTACGATCTGGAGCAGTTGATGGTGGTGATCAAGGCCAAACGCACGGACTTGAAAGATAAGCAAGGTCGGATGCGAGACCAGATGAAGCTCATTGACCATGACTTGTCGATGGGTGCTCGATGGGGCACCAAGGCAGCGCCTTCCTATGTGGGGTCTGTCTCGGACATCGACACGATGCTCTCTAACCTGGACTCAGATTCTGGATTCACCGATTCCGAGGAGGATGATGCCCTTGATCCCCCCCAGGGATCAAACAAGGAGGTGTCAGAGCCTCTCGTAGAGGAAACAGTTGAGACCTCTACCAAGGAGCCTGTAAGTCCTCCCGTAGAGGATACGGCCTTTGATCTGGACTCTTTCATCCCCTCAGAAGGGGTCAAAGGCTCACAGCCTGAGAGTGAGGCATCGCAGGAGGATGCCGACAGCTTTCTATCAAATCTGGAGCCCGCCCAGAAAAAAAGCTCGATTCCGCAAGATGTGGGCATCGAGGGATTAATTGATGCACTTGTGGATTAATTCTCGTCAGTGTGGGGTATAAGGATTGGCTCGCCGCAGTGGCTAGCCTTCAACTAGGAGAAAACAAACAATGAGTGATGAATTCGGTTTTGGTGTAGGCGATGACCACCTTCGGGGGCGCGCCAAGAAGTTCAAGGCACAAAAGGGCAAGTCTTACCGCATCGGCTTGACTTGGTTCAAGGGGATCGAATCCGGTGAGTTCACCGCGAAGAACCTTGATCCCGAGACCCAAGGCGTGGAGTCGCATTTGCTAACCCCCATCTTCAAGTCTGCAAAGCGGGTCTATGTAGACAAGGCCGGATACGTGATTGTGGACTCCCCGGAAATCGAGGAGCTTTGCAATAAGTACGCCCCGGGGAAGAAGATTGGCACCTACGTGGCTACGGCCCTTGTATCATGGCCGTTGGATCATGACACAGGGATGCCTACGGCCAAGAGCCTGTTCGAGCGGAAGCCGGAGGTGCTCCCTTGGATCTTCGGGATGGACAAGTACAACACCCTGAAGAAGTTCCATATGAAGGGATTCCCCCTTCACTCGAACGACATGAACATTGAGCTGGAGCAGGGGAAGCCCGAAGATTTCCAGTCGTTTCAGTTCTTTCCCGCTCAGGGAAGCATCTTCAAGCAGATGCTTACCAAGGCAAGTGACAACGAGGATGCGGCAAAGATCGCCAAGTTTGTTGTAGACTCGACCCGAGATCTTCTCCCCAACCTGGAGACGGAGCTGGGGCGCCGGTACACTCCTGATACCTTGCGCGAGGCGTTGGGTGTGGGGGGTTCTTCTACCACGGTAGACTTCGGAGGCGGATCCTCTGTTGACGGCGCAGATGTGGGCAACTTGCTCGGAGACATGCTCGACGACTGAAACTCGGTTGTGCTGTGAAGGGAGGGGCCTAGGCGTATGAGAATACTTGGCCTAGACCCCTCCCTTGGCAATTACGGCTGGGCCTTACACGACCCCGAAGCGGAAGGGCGTGATCGTGTGATTGAGCGGGGCCGGTTTCAAACCAAACGCAAAAACTACGTGTATGAGATTGATCGATACACCTATTTGCGTGACTCGCTTAAAGCTTTGATCCAACGTCTGGAACCGGATCGGATGGGTATTGAGCATCCGGTCTTCGGGGAATCGTATTCAGAGGGAATGTACGGGCTGTATCTTTTCAGTCTGGATGCGATCAAGTCTTGCAGACAGGACGTGGTCCTTTTCTTGCCCCCACAAGTCAAGAAGTTCGCCAATGACATCCTTCAACGCCCCAAGGGGTGGAAGATGATGAAGCCCGATATGGTCGAGGCAGCGAAAGACGACACGGGGGGTAAAGGACGCTGGGACCATAACGAGGCTGACGCATACCATGTAGCGCGAGCAGCCGGTAGGTTCTGGGACTTCTACGATGGGCGCCTTGAAGAGGAAGCCTTGAGTGAGTACGAGAGCAGGGCCTTCACGTTTGTGAAGACGTGGAAGCGGGGTCGGAAAGCCGGCCAAACCAAGAAGACAGGAATCATACACAAGGAGAACGAAAAGTTCTTCATCTTCTCGAAGGAAAACGACGATGGCTAAAAAGACCACAAAAAAGACCGCCAAGGCAGATGCCAACAACCCCCTGATGGCCGCCGCGGCAGCAATCAAAGCGTCCCTCAAGAAGGACGATTGGCTTGTAAACCTAGACTCCAAGTCGCTGACCGAGTCTGTCCCCCATCTTCCTTCCGGATCGATGGTCATTGACTATCTTATTGGAGGGAAGCCCAATAGCATTGGGGTGTCCCCGTGTCCGGGCATCCCCCGAGGGAGGATCATGAACCTCTACGGTCACGAGTCGTCCGGAAAGACCACCTTGGCTCTGACAATTGCGGCACAGACGATCCGTGATGGTGGGACGGTGTGTTATATCGACTGGGAGAACGAGATCGTTCCGGGCTATGCCAAGACCCTTGGAGTCCCGGTTGAGGATCAAAGCAAGTTCATGCTGGCACAGCCGGAGACCCTTGAGGAGGGGTTGGCAATCCTTTGGACCATGGCCTCCTCTGGAGTCACACTGATTGTACTGGATTCGGTTGGTGCGGGTGTCCCCAAGGCTTACTTTGAGAAATCGATCAAAGAGACCGGGGATCAAGGTCGGGTGGGTGCAAACGCTGCTGCCTGGTCTCAGTTCCTCCCCAAGTTGCGAAATCGGACGCAGAAGACCAACTCCACCATCATCGGAATCTCTCAGATTCGAGACTCCATCAACACGATGGGGTATGGGGACACCTTTACGGTCCAGGGCGGTAAAGCGTGGAAGTTCTATTCTGCGCTCCGGATGAAGCTCCAGAAGATCAAGACCGAGAAAACAACGGACTACTCCGCGATCTCAAACAAGACCGAGGATTCCGTGTTTGGGATCATCGTCAAGGCCAAGCTTGACAAGTGCAAAGTAGCCCCCTCTCAGGGCAATGAGGAGAAGTTCTACATCCGGTTTGGCGAGGGAATTGACGATATCCGGTCCATTCTGGAGATCGCCATCTCGTACAACCTGATCAAGAAGGCGGGATCATGGTTGGAATGGAGTCGCCCGGATGGGGAGCAGGTGCGGCTTCAAGGTACAGAAAAGCTCAGAACCTTGCTTGCAAAGGACCCGTCGTTGGTTCGGATGCTCCATGACCAGATCAAGCCTCACATGGCGTCCAAGAGCGACGATGCGGGGGATGACGACGATGACTACTCCGACGCTGAGGGGGACCTTGAGGATGCCGATCTGGACGCTGATATCCAGGCGATCATCGAAGGCGTATAAGGAGCATGGCGCTCCAAGTCCGAGTAAGGAACTTCCAGTCCCTAGAGGACGTAACCCTTACTATTGACGGGTTTACCGTCGTGACAGGCACGAACAACGCGGGGAAGTCCGCGTTGTTTCGTGCAATTCAGGGCGTTTTTACGAATCGAACCGGGACCAACTTTGTCCGGCATGGGGCAAAGCACTGCACTGTAGATTTGACCTTCGATGACGGGCAGACATTGACATGGGAAAAGGGTTCCAAGGTCAATCGATATGTCGTCAACGGGAAGGTGTTCGATAACGTAGGGCACGGAGTAGCTCCCGAGGTTGCTGCATTTGGTGTTACGGCAGTCACGCTGAATGATGATAAATATTGGCCTCAGATCGCCCCTCAAATCCGAGGGGTGAACTTCTTGCTGGATAAGCCTGGGTCTGTTTTGGCGGAGGCCGTCGCAGACGTTGAGCGTGTTAACCAGCTCAATCGTGCTCTGAAGTTTTGCGAGTCGGACCGAAAGAAGGCGCGAGCCGACCTTCGAGTGAGAAGGTCGGACGCCGAGGACCTGGCGAACAAACTGGCCCACTATCAGGGGCTGGAGGATGTGGTCGACATCGTCGAACAAATGGCCGCACGGCGAACGAAGGCCGTCAAGATGAGGGACGCCCATGCCCTACTTGAAACCTTGAGGGCGCAGTGGGCTGATGCTACTGCGGCAGTGGAGTCACTTTCTGGCGTTGAAAAGCTGTCGGTTTCTCCGGATGACCACATTGAACGACTTCGGACGCTCAAGACCAATCGGGAGGCAACCCAGAGGATCAAAGGTCGGTTGCTTGCGGCACAGAGAGACCTGACTTCGGCCGAGAAGTTGAAGTCTGATCTTGACCAGATTTCGTTCGAGGAGGCCCAGGTCTCCAAGCTAGAGAAAATCCGAGCCGTGATGGCGGAGGTTCGAGGGATCAAGCGTCGCTTGCTCGCCGCTCAAAAGACGTGCAACGACCTTGACCGTCAAGTAACTGACGCTGCCGACCAGCACCGGAAGGCCCACGATCTAGTCCATGAGCTACTCGGGGGCATGGAGGAATGCCCCGCGTGCGGTAAGAGTGTGTGAGCCAGGAGGTTCTCCGTGGCACGACCCCTGCGCCTTGAGAGTATAAGACCCATGCACTTTAACCTCGACCCTTCTACGGTCTTTTTGACGCTTAGCGGTTCCCACGCTTACGGCATGGCGGGTCCTGATTCTGACGTGGATATTCGGGGAGTGTGCATCCCCCCACGTGAGATACGAGATTCTGTCTTCAAGACCTTTGAGCAGTACACGGCCGCCACGCAAGAGGCATCATGGGGCCCGAACTCTGTTCAGGCCCTGAACCGTCTCGCGGTTCATGATACGGCGTCTTTGTCGTACATGAAGCACCAGAACATCGATCTGGTAGTTTTCGGACTCCAGAAGTTCCTCAAGTTAGCCGCGAATGCGAACCCGAACATCCTGGAGTTGCTTTTCGTGGCGGAGCGAGATGTTCTGTTCCGAACCCCTGTTTGGGAGCTGGCTCGGGAACAAAGGGATCTGTTCCTCTCAAAAAAGTGCAAGCATACCTTCCTGGGGTACGCGCATTCGCAGCTTCGAAGGATCAAAGGCCATCGGGAATGGCTTCTACACCCTCCGCAAAAAGAACCCATGCGGGCAGATTTTGGGCTTCCCGAGGAAAGCGTGTTACCGGCAGACATCCGAAACACCGTAGATGAGGCGGTCAAGAAGGTTTTGCGTGAGTGGGAGATGGAGGATGATATCGAGATCACGGGGGCGTCTCAAGACGTGTTCCGAGAACGGGTGCGGGACTTTTATGGGTCTCTCCTGAAGACCCAATCGGATGACTACGAGGATCAAATGTATCATCAGGCGGCTGTATCCATTGGGGTCCCCGCAGAGACCCTCTCCGTGATCAAGGCCGAACGCTCCTATCGGATGGCTCGCAAGGGGTGGCAACAGTTCCAGAAATGGAAACAGGATCGGAATCCTGCACGGGCTGAATTGGAAGCCAAGTTTGGTTTCGATTGCAAGCACGGGTCCCACCTTATCCGACTGATGCGGATGGGGCTCGAAATCCTTCGAGACGGTGAGGTCCAGGTTCGCCGTCCAGACGCTAAAGAGCTTTTGTCGATTCGTCGAGGAGAGCTGTCGTATGACGAGCTGATCGAACAGGCAGAGAGTATCGAAAGGGAGGTGGAGGAAGCTGCGAAACACTCGACGCTCCCACGGGCACCAAACATGGAAGCGATCGACAATCTGTACCGGCAGATGCTGGATATGGGGGTGTCTTCGTGATTCGTTTTGTTTGGCGAACAGACGTTCATTGTGCCGATCAGTCTCCGGCGAGTCGCACGGACGATTGGGCTACAACGGTGATGGACAAACTCACCCAGGTAGGTCAGATCGCCGAGCAGGTAGGCGCAACTGCTGTTCTCGACGGCGGGGACTTCTTCAACCCCAAGACTCCCTCAAGAACAACGCACAGCCTGGTTCAGCGGATTGTAGGGGTTCATGCCGCCTACCCTTGTCCCGTTTTTGCTAACGTGGGCAATCATGACTGCCGACACAGTCAAATTTCAGCCCTCCCCGAAAGCCCTCTTGGGACCTTATTCGAGAGCGGTGTTTTTCGTCGTTGCTACACCGTGCGCGAAGAGGGGCAGGTAACGCAACGGTATGAGCAGGAGTTCTCAGACAGCACCTGTAGGGTGAAAGTCGCTGGGATCCCCTACCACGGGCCGAGATATGATCTGGACCATTTTCGAGATATCGAGAAGGGGGAGGCGGACCATTTGGTCGTCATGGCACATGTTCTGGCTTCTCCACATGGGGGCTCCATGTTCGCCGGTGAAGACATCATCAAGTATTCGGACCTGGTAGATTTGAACCCGGAGGTTTCGGTTTGGCTTTTTGGCCACTGGCATAAGGACCAGGGAGTTACCGAAATCGCCCCGGGTAAGTGGGTGGTGAACATCGGGTCGCTTACCCGAGGATCGTTGAGTCAAGACAACGTTGACCGAAAGCCTGGGGTGGCAATCCTGACCTTCGAAGGCAAGTCGCAACCCAAGATCGAAGTTCAGCGTCTCAAGGTGCGCCCCTCGTCGGAAGTCTTCGATATGGAGAAACGGGTCCGTGAAGAATCCCGATCCATGACTATGGATGCCTTTGTTGATGAGGTGGCCAAGTCCCTGGAGGGGACGGTTTCCTCGACATTGGAGCAGACGATCGAGAATCTTGACGGGATTCCGGGCAAGGTAAAAGACCGGGCATTGGATTACATGGAGAGGGCGACGAAGCGGTAGTGTGGGGGCAGCATGGCTGGACCAAAAAGCGCTCTGTACCCCACCCAGCTTTTCAATTACGAAACGTGCCCGCAGAAGTTCCTGTGGTATTCGGGCTGGGATGGTATTGATTTAGGACGTGGCCCGGGGAAGCCCAAACAGCGGCCTGACGATAAGTCTAAGCACCATGCCCTTATGGGCATTGTCATTCAAGGGGTGTTGGAGGATTTTTACAACGGCTTTCTTTGGAAAGAAAGCGGGGATGTAGAAGACCGACTTATCCAGATGACTCGTGACAGGTTTGCCGAGACTTACCCAACCATGTACATCGATTGGCACTTCTCCCCCTCGTGGGAAGAGCTATTGGAGACGTGTGAGTCTGGGGTAATCGGGTATCTTCGGACGATGAAAGCCCACAAATTCTTGGGCCCCTATGCGAAATCTGAGGTGAAGGTTTCCGGCATGTTGGGGGACATCAAGATTGCGGGTAAAGTCGACTTCCTGATCCGAAGGGACGATACAGGGGTCACCATCTTGGACGGAAAGAACTCCGCCACGAAGATGAAGTATGTCAACCCAGACCAGCTTCGATACTACGCCTTGGCATACTCTCTGGAGTATGGGAGTTTGCCTGATCGCTTAGCTTTTGTGTGGTTTCGGTACCCTCACGATGAAGAAGAGGGGGAAACTGGCGTGGAGTGGGTAGACTTTACCAGGCGAGACCTAAGAGCCCTTGCGGATCGAGCCGTGGTCGCCAAGCGGGGTATGATTCGTGAGGAGTTTCCGGCTCGAACAGTGGCAAAACATTGCCGTTTGTGCGACTTTGAGGAAGTGTGCCCTGAGCGTCAAGCGGCGAAGGAGATCAATCGGAGCCGGCGTCGGGGGTCAAAATCTTTGCCAACGATTGACGCATCGAATGGACCGGTCGACGTGGGTTTCCTTGGGGACATTTTGGAGTAGTAGACCACAGGTGTCCTTATGGAATTAGATGACCGTTTTGATCAGGCCGTAAAGAAGCGGAACCAGCTCTCCCGAGAGGTGGAGCGCCTCAAGGGTCGTTGGGAAGAGGCTTTGAAGAACCTCAAAGCTGTCGAGGAAGAGTGTCGACAGAAAAAGTTCGAGCCAGAACAGATTGATGGGGTTTTGGAGCAGCTAGAGCAACGCTACAAGACAGCAGTGGAAGCACTGGAAAAAGACAACACTGAAACGGAGCAGAAGCTCCGACCGTACCTGGGAGTCAAGAATGAAAATTGAAGTCACGAAACGAGATTTAGAGGCCACCCTTTCGGTGGCTGCCGTTGGAGTAGCCGGTACTGGAGCTGATATGACGACTCACTTTGTGTTTCGCCATGTTGACGGCCATACTGAGGTGTTGGCCAATAACGGGAGGGTTGGGGTATCGGCTCCATTGATCTGCAATGCGACGGTGAGCGAAGCCGCTACATCATTCACGGTAGAGGCCAAGCGCCTCAAGTCGTGGATCGCAGCAGTCGAGAACTCGGTCTTGTCGCTGGAGGTCACCTCAGACAAGAAGATCGTTGCCAAGAGTCCGAAGGGCTCGATTCGTCTCAACTCCCTTGATCCCGAGTTGTTCCCTTACTGGGACGACCAATTTTCCTCCTCTGAAGAGGGTTACCGTATTGGGGCCAAAAGCCTGGCCTCGGCCTTTTCTCATGTCAAGCTGTTCATTTCCGACAAGGACACCAAGAACCCGCGTCTTTCGGTGACGGAGGTCAAGGAGTATAACGGAGAGCGGCTTTTGGAAGCGACAGACAAGGCTTCCCTGGGGGTGGTCAAGTTGGATGCGTTGCAGGGTAACGGGGCGTTCCGGGTCCATGGCAAAGACCTGGGGTCGGTGATCGGGTTTTTGACGGCTGCCGGGGATGAGGAGGTGGAGATCCGAGAGACCGATAACCGGATGTTCATTATCCGAAACGATAGTAGCCTTCTCAACGTTGGGCGCCCCTCCCACGCCTTTCCCGATCTCACGGTCGGCACGGATGATGACCAGTTTGCCTGGAACCTCAAAACCGCTGATCTGAAGTCCTCGATTCAAGCACTTGAGGCCGGAGCCTCGAAGGAAGATATCCGCGTGAACTTCAAGGCGGATCGGGGTCAGGTGATGGTCAGTATGGCCTCGGCTTCGGGGTCGCGGAACATCTACCACTTGGAAATGGAAGCCGGCTCCAAGTTCGACGCCGACGAGGCACAGACAGCCGCCTTCCCGGAGGAGGGGTTTGATCTCCCTGCTCCGCATTTGATGCGTGTGCTTTCCCAGTACAAGGGAGACGAGATCACGATGGGCTTGAACCTGAAGAAGAACCCCGCCGGAAAAGTGGCCGGTGGGTTCTCTCGCTTTCAGGAAAGCCGAGACAAGGATGATTACCTTGTCATATTGGTCTGGATGATGTGATGCTTCCGGCCCCTCCCAATATTGATTCCGTCAAGACGATGGCAGACCGCGCAGTAGCCCTGCGCGATGCTGTGGTTGATCAGATCGACGCGAATACGGCCAAGATCAAAGCCCTGGAGAACGAAGAGCAGCTCTTGGAACTTGTGGGGGGCCTTCTCCGGCGCCTTATTGACAATGAGGTGATGTCTGGAGTTGCTGCGATCGAGAAACTTCAGACGGAAGGTCTCCAGGAGATCTTTCACGACCAGGAGCTTTCCGTCAAGGCGGTAGTCAAGGAAGAACGCGGCAAGGTCACGGTGTCTCTCCTTACAGTGGAGAAACGACCCGATGGGACAGAGATCGAGGGGCTGTCCGATGATCTGTTCGGAGGTGCTGTGATGACCATGGAAGAGGTGTTTATGCGCATCTCGGTGGTCTTCAGGAGGGGTCTGCGCCCCCTCCTTCTTTTGGATGAGACGTTGGGGGCTGTCGCGGATAAATACGTGGATCGGGCTTCGGGGTTCTTGGCAACGTTGGCCAAGCGCTTGAACTTGGATATCCTCCTAGTGTCTCATGATGATGCGGTCGTCGGAGCGGCAGATCAGGCGTACCTTGTTTCGAAGGTAGGGAACAAGGCCGTGTTCAAAGCCCGCGGTTCGGAGGAATGACGTGAAGAGCGAAAGCCAGATCCGACAGAAAGTCAAGCAAGTCGTCTTTCGACACCGTAAGAAGTTCGTCGAAAAAAGCCTCAAACGACATCCTTGCAACTGCAAGTACAATGAGGAAGTGAAGCTAAAAACCCCCTCTTCCGGGCTTCACATTATTCGGCGCTGTTCGCACAAGGAACAGAACACCCTGGTTTGTGACCGGAACCTGGGGGGTTTAGAGCTAGCTCAAAAGTGCCCTTATTTCGAGCACAAGCATACTGCCGAGGCATTGAAGCGGCAGTTTGCCGCTCGTTTGGGCTTGGACGGGTCCCCCATCTCCTTGGGGGACCTGGCAAGGGACTTCCCCGACGTGGTGGCCTTGATGTGGGTGTTAGGTTCTCAGAAGAATGAGAAGGACCCGGAGACTCCCCTCGTGAAAAACTCCAGTCTGGTGGTTTTGATGCCCTCGGGGACGGAGGAGCCGGAGGACTTGCCCGACGACCCGTTTTTGGAGGAATCCGATGAGTGATATTTTACTTGACATGGTCTCATTTCGAGATCTGGTTCAGAAAAACGAGGGGATCCCAGCGATGTTGGAGTTCCCCTTCGAGGATCGCCATGTACCCTATCTGGTGTCGTCGAGTCGCTCGGTCCTGTGGGTAGACTCCCCCAGCTCCGAAGGGTTCCTACGAGCCGCTACGCGGCCCATCCAAGGGCTCTCGGAGGAGATCGTTGCCACGATTGTAGAGCGCTCCATCCTGGATGGGTGGGGAAACGTCCAACCCTTGACATCCTCTGGGCTCGAATCTTGCTTGGAGTTTTTGATTGACAAGGGGTTGGAAGAGCTTGAAGTTATCGCCTCCCCAACTGTGGCTCCAGAGCTTCTGGATCCCACTTGGAACGTAGTATGGTCTCGTTGGGTACCTGCGGGGACGGTGATTTTTCTCCCCAAAGACCGTAGCTATCTAGGAACTTTTGGTGCCTTTGGAAATAACATTGCCGTCGCCGTCGTCCACAACGCCTCCAAAGCTATCGCCATCGCATTTGATGGTGCGGAGTTGGTTGGAGACCTGTCTGAGGAACAGCACCCTGAGCGAGGAAGCAAGGGATTACCTGATGGCTCGGGGGGCGAAGGCTCAGACACTCCAGGAGATGGGGGCCACGACCTTTGAACCTCTCACGGACCCGATCCCGGATAAGGCTTTGGCCGAGAGATATGGCCAAAGCCTTGACTTTTTTGAGGGCAAAACGATCTTACCGATCTGCTCTCCTAGGGGGAAGCTTTTAGGCTTTGACTCCCGAAGTGTAGAGCGCAAAGACGTCTCTCGATTCCTTCTTCCGGAAGCGAACTGGACTGTATCATGGATTGGCATGCCCTGGGGCATGAGACGGATTTGGGAAGGTAAGCCCGTATGGGTGGTCGAGGGTGCTTTTGACATGTTTGCTTTAGAGCACGCGGTTGAAGACCAGGGTGCGATCCTGGGGTCGGGCCCTGCGCACTTGAACTTCAAGCACCTTGAGTTCTTTCGACGATGGAAGCCCCCCATGGTTAACATGTGTTTTGACATGGATGAGGCGGGGCGTAGGGGGTCTAAGAAGGCCGTTCAAGATCTCACCCGGTTTCGGGTATCATGCAGGGAGATCCCTTATGGAGGTCCCGGGGTTGACCCTGGGGATCTGTGGGATCGAGGTGGAGCAGTAGCTGTCCGTGAGGCATTCTCACGTTTCATTTGAAAGGAAACAATGGCACAAGACATGTGGAAAGCGGGCCCGGAGACCATCAAGATGATGGTGGGTCTTATCAATCAGTATCACCCGGACCTGGCGATCATCCAAGAGGAGATCGTTGTCCTTTTCAAGGAAAAGGCGAGCGTCACCAATGGTGTGACGATTCTTGGGAAGACCAAGAAGTCTCCGCCGATCCTCCCCGTTTTGACGGACAAGAAGTACGACTACCGCTACATCATTGAGCTGGGGGCTGACGAGTGGAACCAGCTTACGGATGAGCAGAGGGTGGCTTTGATCGACCACCACCTGTGTTCGATGGCGGTCGAGGAAGACGCCCAGAGCGGGGAAATCAAGTGTGGTATTCGTCCCCCTGACTTCGTCGGTTACAGGGACGAGGTTGCACGTCACGGGATGTGGCGTCCGATGGATGACGACACTGCTTCGGCAGTGGAGAAGATGTTCAAGGACAACGCGAACAAGCCACAGAAGCGCGCTGCCAAGACCGACGTGTCGGACATTATCGACGACTAACCTGGAAGAATCGTGAGTCTCGACGACAAATACCGTCCCCGGGTCTATGCGGACGTTCTAGGACAGGACGGCACCATTCAGATCCTAAAGGAGCTTGTTCGGCAAGGCCGGGGGTTCCGTCAGTCTTACGTTTTTGCGGGCCAGTACGGCTCTGGCAAGACTACACAAGCTCGTATTCTTGCCAGAGCCTTGCTTTGTGAGTCGCCGGTGAACGGTGAACCTTGTGACCAGTGCGTTTCGTGCAAGACAATGCTCGATGCGGACCGATCCCACGATGACTTTGTAGAGGTGGATGCGGCGAATCACTCCAAAAAGGAGGACATCGCCAAAATTGTCGAGGATATCCAGTTCGGGTCCTTCTCTGGGAAACAGAAGGTATACCTGTTTGACGAGTCCCACGAGCTGTCCAAGTCGGCGATGGACGCCCTTCTGCTGCCTTTGGAAAACACTCGGGCAGGTTCCTCGGATAAGCAGCTCGTGTGTATTTTCTGCACTACGGAGCCTGCGAAGATGCGACCGGCCATTCTTAGCCGGTGCGCCCCGGTCTTCAAGATCCAAGTCAACTCGCCGGATGTGATTGCCGCCCGGTTGGCAGAGATCTGTGAGGCAGAGGGGTTTGAGTATGATCGTGAGGCGCTCACGCTTGTGGCGGAGGTGACCGAGTGCCACATCCGGGATTGCCTGAAGGCGATCGAGGGCGTCTCTACGATGGGCAAGGTCTCGTCGGAGAATGTCCGGTCCTACCTCCAGCTTGATGCCAACTCGTTTTACCTGGACGTGTTGGAGAGCATCGGGACGGATGTATCGAAGGCCCTGGAGGCGGCAATGGAGGCGATGCAGCGTGTAAGCCCAGCGGTCTGCTACGAGAGGATGGCAGAAATTTGCATGCTGTCCTACAGATTAGCTAAGGTAGGAAAGGCGATCGTGCCTTCCTTTTGGGAGAGAGAGCGCATTGTACGCATTGGGGAAACCCACCAAGAGTTTCTGATTGAGTTTGCCCAGGTGTTTGGGAGTCGCCCTGCACATGCGAATCGATCGGCTTTCTTGTGTGATGTTTCCAATCTGCATCAAAAGCGTGCGGGAATTGTAGTCCGGGCCCAGAGTCAAGAGGTGGTTGTGCCATCATTGGCAACCTCCGATAAGACTGATCCACCACCGGGGATCAAAGAAACTGACTTTTCTGGGAAACCAATTCCACTGAATAGTGGTACAATGGAACCAGTAGTTACTGATCTTGGGGTGTACGTTGATCCCCGCGGTCAGAATTCTGGTCCCCGGCATGCAACGATTTCTACGAGTTCCAGGCTGCCTTCATTACCCACAAGTGATTTTGTGGCGTTCCTCAAACGCCGCGTCGATGAACTAACGGAGGAAATGTCCGGTGGCCGATCGACGCGATGGAACGACATGGGTAGCTCTTGAGCTAACTCGACAAGGTGAGAAGCTTGTCGAGGATGGGGACATTGCGGGTGAGATTCGCAAGATGCTGGGGGTTGATGACCATTGGCCCGTGTTCATCCCTTCAAAGATCTACGAAAAGCGCGGAAAAAGAGTAACCATCCACCTGATGGAGGGTTACGTGTTTGTGGCCACTGGGCTGGACGAGGTTGTGTTCTTCCGCTTAGAGGGTACGAAATACATTGAAAAGGTGATGACCCAGGAAAGTGCCCGTGGTATGCGGGTGCTCTCCGCCATTCCTGATGAGGAAATCAATGGTATGAGGCGCCAGCTTTCGGAAGAAGTGGCGAATGATATCGTTCCGGGGATGAATGTCTTGATTACTGAAGGGGACTATGCTAAGTTAGAGGGTGTTGTTGAGGATCTAGATGGCGAGTACGCCATTGTTTACGTTGAGCTGCGTTCGCTGAAACTTATTTTCAAGACACCCAAGGTGTTTTTGGAAACGATATGAGGTAGAACTATGGGCTCATCGTGGAGTGACATTAGAAGCATCGATCCCTCAGAGCTTGAGGCTCGATTCAGCACCGACGACTCGATGCTGTTCATCGAGTCGATCTTATCTGAGGAACCTACAGAAGAATCACAGGCTCAGCTAGATCGGGTCCATGAGCTTATGGAGGATCTTCCAGACATGGAAGCGGACTTTTTTGAGCTGTACTTCTTTAGGCACATGACTCAGACCAGCATTGCCCAGATTTTCAAGGTCAGCCAACCTACGGTCCATTATCGCCTCCAACGGGCTACGAAGCGTATCAAGTTCAACCTCTCCCTTCCGGATGTTTCAAAGGAAGAGATCGAAGAGGCGATGGCGGGGTTCTTGGATGACCCCCAAGATGTGAGGATCATGGTGCTGATGTTTGAGACCACCTGTCAGTCGGATGTGGCCAAACAGCTCAGTATGACTCAGGGGAAGGTCCGGCACCGTTTCAAGCGGTCGATTAAAAGGATGTCTGAGAACCCTAAGATGGAGAAGTACACCCAGATCTTCCAAGCCATTGAGGGGAAACTGAACATTCGGAGGGAAGTCCAGCGCCCGTCTTGGGACGCAAAGGTCTCTTTCGTGATCGACTGACCGCACGTTATTTACTTTATTCCCGGGACGTGGGTAGAGGACCCATGTCTCGTTTTCCGATTAAGGCTTCATTTACGGCACTTTTGGCCTCCTTTGTGTTGTCCGGATGCGACTTGCAAAAGGGGACTGTGAGCCCCGAGGACTACATCTTCCTGGCCCGGTCCTCTCTAGATGGGGTGTGGCTAGGGGCCATGATCGGCCGAAACGAGGCCATCCGGTCCAAGAACTTCCCCGCCTGTGTGACAGGCGAGATCCTTGGGGAGGTGTCTGTAGGGGTGAGTGAGACGCTCTCAAAGCGTCCGAGTGGGGACGTAGTTATCCCTCCGGTCGACATTGATCTGAGTGACTGTATGGCTTTTTCCCCGGGCCCGCGTCCTCAAGACCGTGAGGTCATCGCAACTTACATGGAGGCGTTCAGTGGTGTTGCCCTGAGCGCTGTGGAGCACTATGGGCTGCGCTTGAAGCAAGCAGACTGCCGTAAGGGCACTGCTGTTTTGGGGGCCGTAGCTTACCTCCAGGGGCTCGTAAAGCCGATTGCCGATGAGATTTCTATTCCGGACGGGATGTTTTCCGCCCCGGGTGTTCGTATTTCTATCTCTGAATGCCAAGAGGAGGCTTCAGATCAGTAGAAAGGTGTGTGAATGGGATTAGCTTCCTCAAAACGGGTTGTGATGACCAAGGAGGTAGCCACGAAGTGGCTCCTTAAACAGGCACGCCCTGAGTACCGCTTTCGCGTGTTCAACCCCCATGCGAAGGACTACCCTGGCCTCCTGAGAGCTTTCAGGGACGGCAAAGCCAAGATCGCTAACGTAAAGCCGATCAACGATCTTGGCATCAAGGAAGAGTTCGGGGGTTTTTACGTCTGGTCCTCCGATCCCGTAAATTTGGAGACTCTCAAAGAGTTCTTCGAAAAGCGGGGAATGGACACTTCTTGGATTTGGTAAATGGCTCTTCACCCCTCGCTTTTGATCCTCAAGGAAAGCACGTTCTCCTACCAAGTCTCATCCGGGGACCCATGTAAGGGGTCGTGGTGCTTTACGCTTGTCCTCAATCAAAATGGAAAGATTGGCGTTCGAAACATCAAAAGCCCCACAGGATCCATTTGCGATAGCGGTACACAGATCCCTCAAAGCGTCCTTGACGCGATCGGGATGGCAAAGAATCAGGTTCAGAACATCGTGGCACAGACAAGCACAATCAATGGGACTTTGAACTTTGTCGATCAAACAGGGCAATCGGTTGTGTTTGCGACGCCCTTTACGGATACGAGTTACCGGGTGTACGTCACTCTGGAAGACTTTATCGACTATCGCATCATCAATAAGACAACAACAGGTTTTGATATTGAGTTGAATGTGACCTACACGGGTCCGGTTCAATACGACGTTTTTGTGTAGGAGTGGACATGGCAAATAACTTGAAGAAAGCAGCCGTCAAATTGGCTCAAGACAACCCTGAGTTCCGGAAAGCGCTCTTGGCCGCAATGCGTTCTCCGATCAAACCTGGAATGAAGTTTGAGGATGAGCACGGGACCTGGATTGTCGTGGAGCTACACCGGGGAACCACAGACATGTGGGTGGTATATTTGGAGAAACGGGGGCGTCATCATTCAAAGGTGGTCCCTGGATCGGAGCTTATGCGCTTTTACAAGCAGGTACGAGCTTCTAAGACGGCCTCTGAGATGTCTGAGGAGGCGTGGGACAAGATCCACCAGAAGATGGCCAAGATCGCCGCTTCCGTCCTTCGGAATGGCACAACTCACGATTACTGGGCATCTACGGCCTCGCTCCCGCGCGATGTGGGGCACGGGATGTACCTCCAGTTTGGGACGCAATCATTCCCAAGAGAAAGCAACGCATACTTTAGTGTTTGGTCCCCCATGCTCCCACGGGGTGCCACTTGGGAAGATTGGGGACCGCTCTATTCAGATCTTCAAGATCTCTTGCGACGCTTTCAAAGCTCCCCCATCATCCGTAAACTGGGTCGTGTGAGCTTCAAGGCTACAGATAAGGTAACCCAAGTCTGGATTGATATCCCTCCCGGAGGGCGTACGGAGAGAGCGGAAAGGACTCTGCTGAACGTGGCCAAAGTGCTTACAGACAAGGTCTCCAAAGAGATCGTCAAGGCTCGTTCTGACGGGAGGTTTTCCTTGAAAACCGGCTCGGCTCGGCTTATCCCGTCCTTGCGGCAGAAGATCAATGCTGAGCTGGTCCGTGAAGGGTTTGGTGGCCGTGGCCGTTGGCGCAAGCCGGATCGGGGGTACGCCAAGGCCCTAGAAGTCTTGTCCAAGTTCGATATCGAGCTGGATGAGGTAGTCAGCCCTCACCTTTTTCGCGGGCCTCAAGGAAGGGTGATCGTGGACCTTGCCTTCTCTAACCCGGAAGACCCTTTTTCTCCTGAGTCCATTTCCAACTCTGTCCTTCGTTTGGACTTCACAGACGTCGGGAACGGGTACGAAATTATCGGATACCTGAGCTAATATGCCTGTACAACCGCCATTCCGTAGCGACGCTTTTCAAGTCGAAAACGCCGATGCACCAGTAGGCCCGCGCCTCGTTGAGGCGGATCTACTGGACGGGTCGATTCGTTTTACGGACCCTCGTGTGCCTTTGGGGGTGAACCTGGCGGAGCTGGCGGGGCTTCAGCGGGCTCAGAACGTGATCGTGGTCTCTCAATCCGGGATCGCTGCAAGTAAAAATGAGGACGGAGACCCTATCACGACCATCCAGGGGGGCTTGGACGCGGTGCCCGATGGGGCAGACGTGGACAACCCTTGGCTTGTCCTGGTGGCTCCTGGGCTCTATGCGGAGGACATCCTCTGGGTCAAGGACGGGGTCGAGCTTCGGGGACTATCTCGCACAGGGGTGCGAATCCGCAACCTAACCGTACAAAGTACGGTGCGGGTTGTGCGCGGTCTTTTTACGGTGCCGCAGATTGGTCGAATCTCCAACCTCACGCTAGAGCAGGTGGGGGTCAACGCCTGCGTTGACTTTTTGACGGCGCAGTTCGCATCGGGATCTTTGACCTTTGCCGGCGTACCCCTCCCCGGAGATTCCTTTGACATCAACGGGACTACGCTTACGGCTGTAGCCGCTGGGATGGCACCGGGGCCCTTTGAATTCGAGATTGGTGCGGATGTCAATGAGACTGCGGAGAACGCAGCGGAGGCGATTGCCAATCCGGGCAATGGTCTCGTGAACCTTGTGCTCCCTACCGTTTCTGGTCCGATTGTGACTTTGAGAGCCCGAAATCCCGGAGTTGCGGGTAATGCGATCACACTCAACACGAGTGTTGCTTTGGTGATCGTGATCTCGGGCCCGACCTTTACGAACGGGATGAACTCGGCGACAAATAGCCCCGTTGCGTCGAACAGCTTCGTGATTGAGAACTGCACTCTGGTTCCGGATTCGGGACTGGGGAAGCAGGTTCAAGCGGTTGCGGTGAACAACATCGAGGTTCGAAACTGCTCTTTTGAGGGGTCCTTGCCTGGCAGTGAGGTGCTGGTAAGCAACTGTGCGCGTCTCCGTTTGACAAACATTTTGGATGCACAGGGAGTGCGGTTTTTGTATGACAGCGCCGCCCCGGAGTTGCCTACGAACCCGGCCTCGGGGCTGTTTTTGACCAACGTGGTAGGGGCTAACCTTGAGATGTTGGTGCAGGGTGCCGGATCTGTTCGGGGACGTGATTGTTCTTTCACCACGATGGGAGTGGCTGAGAATGTACCTTTCCGATTCTCGTCGTCGTCTTTTGGGGTCGTGACGATCACAGGAACATCGCAGTTGATCTTGGAGAGATGCACACGAGATCAACTTGTCTTTGCGGGGGCGCCTACCGTTAGCGAGGACTTCTTCCAGGGGGAAGTGGTGTTTGCCAACGTTGATTTCGTGGCTGTGTCCTTTGACGCTCCGCAACCTAACTTGAACTATCAGGTGCTGTTGGAGTCGGAGTTGGAGCCAGTAGCGGTCACGGATATCCCCTTTGTTCGTAACCGAACCCTGACGGGGTTCGAGATTGCTTTCCCCGCAGCAACGCTGCAAACGACCACCATTAGGTTTGTCGTTCAGCGTAACCCCCTCTTGTGAATGTCAACCATGTCGACTGTAAAGAAAGTAGCTCTGAAGTTGGCTCAGGAGAACCCTGAGTTCCGCCGTGCCCTCGTTGCAGAGCTTCTCAAGGAAGCAGCTCCCCCCAAGGCGAAGATGGAGGCGGCTCGCAAGGTGATGCGAGAGATCGCCAAGAAGTTAGGCAAGGACCCTGAGAGACATGTCTTCTCTCAAAAGGACTTTGAGAAGGCATCTAAGGGAGACAAGGATGTCCTTAGACTCTTGGAGACCGAGTTTACCGGACGTATCGACGTCCTCCCTGGGGCGAAGAAGAAGGGTGCAGACAAGAAAAAGACCAAAGCGGTTCGGCGAGCATTCAATGCTTTGGCGGATGCCAGTTTTGATTTGAAGGCGGCTCAGCGAAGCGCAGATCTCAAGGGGGATGCCCAGTTCGCCAAGCTTGTCAAACAGGTTGATACTCTCACTCAGAATATGATGAAGCATCTCAACCAACACTATCTTTGGGACTAAGTATGGCACACGAAGACGACGATTTTTGGAATGACTTCACTCTGGGACAGCACAAGAGTGCATCCCCTCTTGATGACTACCTGTCGTCAAAGCAGTTGAGTGAGCTTATGGTGTTGACCGACAAGGGGCGTGAAGCCGCAGCATTGCCGGAATACGCCTTGGAGGCGGGTACGCGCGTGGCTTTCATTACCAATATCGGATCGGTATTGAGCTACCAAGATCCTCCGGCTCCGCATACTGAGGGCACGATTGTGATGACCAGGACTGCGGATGGAGATGCAACCCATCAGGGTGACATGGTGTTCGTCAAGTGGGATGACGGTCGATTCATGGCTTCTCACCGGGAGCACCTTCGACGCGCTCCATCGAACACAAAGCGGGCTTCGAGCTTCGTGAAGCGAGTTTCTAGTTTGGGGGATTTGACGGATTTCCTATCGTCGTCCAACGGGGATGACTTGATCCACAAGGCGACCCAAGATTTGTGGTCCATGGAGAAGGATGAGAGTGGAGAGCTAGTAATCTCCCGTCTGTTTTCCGAAACCGGTGAGCCTTTGAAGGTGTGATTGCCAAATTGAAGTCGGACGCTTAGTGCATGATGATGTTACATATCGAGTTGCTTTACGCTATGAAATAAGACGAGCGGCTCACGAAATTGCGTCGGGGCATTCGTTCCAGACGCGAACCGCCTCATTGCGAGATGTCACCCCAGAGGTTTTGACGGCCTTTGGAGAAGGGTTCTTGATGCAAGGTTCGGCCAAGGAAGCGTTCTTTGGCAACATCAAGAGGCGGCTTCAGAAGGTCTGGGATTTCTTGAAGCGAGCCCCCAAGGCTTGGGAGACCCTCAAAAAGCACCTCGGGGTGAAGGATGTGTCCGAACTCCCTGGGAAAATCAAGCAAATGGCGAAGGAGGGGATCAAGGCGCTTGGGAAGGTCATTTCCAAGCTCAAAAACGTGTTCCCGTTCTCGATGTACTTTGTGCCCAAGGGCAAGCTCCCAGGGCTTACCGACTTGCTTCAGAGGATTGTCGATGCGAGCCCGGCACTCAAAAAAGCACTGTCTCGGGTGAATGATAGCATCGTGCAGCCCCTAGACCGGATCCTCCAGAAGTACCTACCGAACCTCTCACGTCCGCTCAAGGCGGCGATCTTCATCTGGATCTGGTTAAACGTTGCCGAGATCTCTTGGGACTTTTCATCGTTGATAGCTGGATTCACGGGTGGGATCTCTTTGGGGGAGCTGTTTGGGTCCCTTCCTGAGAGTGCAATTGGAGCGGTGCTGGCATCCCTGGGGGTGGGGTTTCACTTGCTCCCGGTCATGCTCGTCGCTCGGATCTTGTGGCTGGTTGCTCAGAATTACCTGGAGTGGGTTCCCGGGAAGGGGCTCAAAGTGCGATGGGATCGGATTACGGGGGAAAGAATGCCTCCGGAAATGGTCCCAGCCGTCTAAAGTATTGAGATTTTTCCTATAGCTACACCTGGTGTAAGGGACTTTTCGTGTCACGACCCAATCCAAACCGCGTTGCAGAGGCGTATCTCGCCCGTAAAGGGCGATCGAAGGTAGCTGGAGAAGTTATCTTCCGTAAGGATATGTCCAACGACGCCAGTGCGTGGGCATTTGGTGGCGTAGGGCCCTCCGAGCGGAAAATCATCAATGATTTCAACTACTCGCCGAAGAACATGAAGCCTTTGGCGAAGGTGCTGCGAGCAACCTTAGCAGCTTTAGGGCACACCCTTTCGGCTTATCAGACCTTTGCCAAAATCAAGTCAGCCAAGGTATCCCCGGACGGGAACCTCGGTGGCAAAGGCTACATCATGAAGATTCAAGACATGCGGAAGCAATACATGAATGTTGTGGAAGCCTTGTCTGCTCTTTCTGACACCCTTTACGATGAGACGAACGCACCCCACTGGGCGGCGATTTCCCGCCAAGAGGACGACGAGGATCGTGCCGAGATTGTGGATCTGATTCAGGATGCGGAGGAGATCCGTGAAGATCCCCAGGAATGGGCTGAAGAACAAATGGAAGAGGAATTTGACGAGTCTGAGGGTTCGTCCAAGACCGCTTCAAGAGTTGCAAAGAGGTGGATGGATCGCCTCCCAGGAGGACTGGCTGACAAGCGATCCCCGGACCAGTTCGAACCACACTCTTTGGCGAAAGGTGTGCAGGTTGAGACCGAACACACGGATGATTTCTTTGTCGCCATGGAGATCGCTATGGACCACCTTACCGAAGACCCGGATTACTATGAAAAGTTGGAGATGGTCGAAGGAGGAAAACACTGATGTCTAAGAAGGCCAAATCCAAACTCCCCAGCGAACTCAATGAGAACTGGGGCTCGAACTACCTTATGGACGGGTTCGACTTTGATATGGATTACGGTCATGGGGTCCGTGATCCTTCAGGTAAAGAGGGGCTCCCCCAGCCTCCTCAGTCTGGGTTTGCCAAGCTTCCTGACGGTTTGATTGTCGGCGAGTGTGATGATATCGACTTCTCGGATACGGTCATTTCTGACGATGAGGCTCTATTCGATCTAGCTGACATCGGGATTACCGATGTGGAGGAGGCCGACCCGAACCTGCCTTCTCTGGCCGAGGTGGTCCGCCAAGCAAATGTAGTCTCTGTACCACGAGAGGACTGGGAGAACACTGGGATTGTCGATCTTACGTGGCTTTCCGGCGCATATCAGGACCCCGAGCGCCTTCCGGACGATCCCACGGACGGCATGATCACGGAGCTTCAGGAATGTTGGGGGGACCGGACGGATGGCATCTACCGTATCGATTTGAAGGACCGAGAGGATCTTCTCTATCTTGAGGAGGTAGACGGCCCCGAGGACGACGACAAGCTACATGCAGAGAAACTGGCGAGCCTTGTCCGTTCGGCCATGCGCCAGTCGACAGCGGGATCGCCCTTAGACAAGATTTTGAAGGATCTGGGTAGCCAAATTCGACCCAAGGAGGCCAAGCATATTGCGAAGGCCGTTCAGGCAATCAAGGCGGAACATGGTTTGGTGGGCAACGTGTACATTCGGGCTTCTGCCTTCCCTGGATTGCATCGAGGGAAATGGTCAAAGCAGTTTGCTAAGGCCGCGAAGAAGGCCCGGTATCTGGTCGCGTGTCCTGGAGAGGACTGCTCTGGATGTGCCTGCTCGACGGGTCTGAAAGAGGTTTCTTCCCCCCAGGAGATCGACTGGGATTGGGTGTACGCCAAGTATGCTCCTGATCTGATTCACACTGGACGTTTGGACCCTTCGTCAAAGAAGGCATCTGACAAGCGAGAGTTGCTTCGTCAAGCCTTCCTGGCGGAAGTACGCTTGCCCAAACGACACATTGAGACCACCAAGGTTCGGCACACAATGCCGGCAGACCTTGTGACCAAAAAGGAAGCGGAGAAGGCCCTTCGGGAGCATCAACCTTCTCCTCGTGAAGTGGTCTCGCGTGAGGAGAAAATCCGGGCGAATGAGCGTAAGCATGTGCAAAAGCAGGTGCTTGCGTGGAAGAAGGCTGGCCTTCTTTCAGAATCCGAGATCAAGACACTTGTGTCGAAACGGTTGGAGCCCGCAGACCTACTCAAGTCCTCGGCGACGCTGATCGTGCAGAGGGTCAAGAAAGCCAAGTATCAGGGGGACGGCGAGGGCCGGCTCAACACGATCCCGGAGGTGGGATACGAAGAAGCCCGAGCAGTCTTGGCCTCTACCAAGAGGGCTGATACGCTGAAAAACGATCGTCAGCGTGTTGCAGAGCGGTGGGTCAAGCAGGCTATGAACGAGGGCTTTGCGGGTCACGAGTTGGACCAGCTCATTGACCGGAAGTTCATGTCCCGTGTTGCCTCTGAGGTATCAGGGAATCTGGTGCAGATCCGCAAGAAGCATGAGGGCTTGGCAGGGCACCTGTATGTGGACGCTTCAGCGTATGCGTCAAAGACAGGGACTACCGGATGTGAAGAGGGTGCTCTCAAGCACCGGGCCAACAACCTAAAGTTTGTCCTCTCGATGGACCGTTGTGGATCCTGCGTGTTCCGTAACGCAAATAACAAGTGCCAGAAGTACAATAAGACCTTGACCGATGTGGTCCCGCACCCAGATCCCGAAGCTTACCAGCGTGCGATGATTGCGGCAAAGAACGAGACGGACCAAGAGGAAACCGCGGGTCTGTTTCAGGGTAACGACATACAGCGGGACTTGAACATTGTCGATGAGTTTGGGCTGCACAACGCGTCCCTAGACGATGTAGAAGTTGAGGACGAGCTTCTTCCTTCGACGTTGAAGGACGTGTCTTTTGGGGGGTTTGAGGTATGAGCGTCTTTGACAAGTGGTCCTTCATGTCGGATCAATCCTCTAGCTGCGTTGAGTCACTTCAATGGCTATTGGCGTGTTTGCGTCAACAGTACATGATGTACCAAAACGCCCATTGGCAAGCGTCAGGAGACGGCTACTACGGCAATCATCTCCTGTTCCAACGTCTTTACGAGGGGGACGAAGAGAACGACAGCGATGAGGGGATCCAAGGGGATATCGATGCCCTTGCCGAGCGCTTGGTCGGTTTGTTTGGCACCCCCTCAGTAGATATCGATCGTCTGATGCCCAAGATGATGGCTTGGTGTGATAGGTGGTGCAAGGTTTCGTGCCATCATCGTCGCGCTCTGGTTTCGGAAGCCGATTTTCAGAAGGTCATCGCGTACTCAATCAAGGCTCTAGAAAAGGATGGGCGTATGACGATTGGGTTGAAAAACCTTCTTGAAGATCTGGCCGATCGTCACGAAGTCAACATGTACCTTATTCAGCAGGTGCTTAGGCCCCCGGGGGAGTAACAGCTATGCCAGGTTCTTCACAGCCAAAATTCAAGATTCTGGTGGCTAACTTTTCCAGCCCGATGCCGAGCTTGCTGCGAGGTCGGTTGGCGAACGTAGGGCCGGTCAAGATCCGAACGGGGTTTGAGTTCCGTCATCTTCCTCAACTAGGGTTCGCAACTACCCTAGTGGGATCCGGGATGGCACGTAGTGTTGTGGTCTCGACGCTCCAGGAGAACTTGGAGCCCTTCTTGACGAACCCCCCTCAGCGCCCTACAGGCATCGTGGAGGTAACGGACAACGGGTTTCAGGGGACCTTTGCGAGCTTGTATCTCGGCCCCTACGAGATCGTATCGAACCGTGACTATGTGGTGGGCGGTGGGGCCGGAGCGACGGCCACGAATATTGCAGCGGCGATCAGCAATCTTCCTGGTTATGACGCGATAGCGGCGGGTGCCGTGATTACCGTTGAGGGCCCAGAAGGCGCGGTTGGAGACCGTCTTCGCTTCCGGGCCGCATATCGGGGAGGGGCAAAAAACTTCACGTTCACCTTTGTGAGCGAGGATGAGAAATTGGACTACGCTTCAAACTTGAGTCCGCTTCGTCCTCCCACGATCCTTCCCCCGTGAGGGGATAGATAGAAAGGAGGGCGCATGGCGGCCCCAAACCATAGAACCAGACAAGAGCTTTTAGATAGTCTTCCAAAGAATGCTGTTCGCCTTAAGGTGCGCAATGAAAAAGGCATTGAGCAGTGGAGAGATATTGAAAACGGCCACGACAATGTAGCGGACACTGACGATATCGTATTGGATACACATGGCGTTCCGATTACGATGGACAACCATCCAGGCCGTCGTAAGAAGCCCAAGCCACAAAAGCCCGCCAACGCCAAGATTGCGGAGATTGCCCAGCTTCGTAGGGAGTTCTTCAAGCGAGACGATCTCCTTACCAAGGTAGAGAAGGATGTTGAGTCCGACGATGTCTTGCACTTTGTCATGCAAGGGTTTGCTCGTGAGGCTGCCTCGCTGGAGTTCGAACGCCAACAGGCCGAGATGGGGGGTCGTGAGACGAGCCAGATCAGTCTGCGGAGAATCAATGCGTTGAAGGCGGTGGCGGACACTTGGCTAAAGCGCAAGGACCAGATTGCTAACAAGACCATCGATATGAACAGTACGGCGTTCAGCCGTCTGTTCTCATTCATCGTGGAAACCTTTAGAGAAGCTCTTGCTACAGAGGGCGTCACCGCAGACGAGATCCAGGTGATCATGACTGCACTCTCCGAACGCATTAGTGATGATACATGGGAGGAAGAGGCCCGCATTGCCATGAAGGGCGGTGATTGATGGGCGCAAAGAACAAAGGGTTTGGTGCCAATCTCGCCCGCATTGCACTCACTTCAGGCAAACAAGGAAAAGCCAATCAAGGTTCTGATGTCGTTGATATCATCACCTTTATCGAATCTGAGTGGGGGCTGGGAATGCGCTTGTTCCCAATCCAACGGGTCATCCTCAAAGCCACCTATGGTATTGAGCTTGATAACGACCCGAATAACCGCTTCAAGATCACGGATTGGAAGCGTGAGAACGAAAGATGGTTAACCGAAGCCGAATACCTGGCCTACTTGTACGATGACGGGCGCTCCAACATCCGTGAGGTTATCCCGGGTGTGGAGCGTCGCAACATGATTCTTTCTATCGGCAGAAGGTCCGGGAAGTGTGTTTCAGGTGACACTCTTGTTTTGACCAATGAGGGTATTTCGCAGATCAAGGACTTGGATCCAGAGCCCTGCTCCGATAAAGAGATCAGCCCTTTTCAAATTCAGGTAGCTCAGGAGGGTAAGAAGAAATCTCATTCGGCTTACTTCTATCGAGGGGGGGTGCGGGAAACTCGGAAGTTCAAAACTCGATGTGGGTTTGCCCTTGAAGGCACTCCCAACCACCGTGTCCGGGTGATGGGGGCGGATGGAAGGATCCAGTGGAAATACCTGGATGACCTACGAGCAGGGGACTTTGTAGGGATCCATCGAACAACCGATCTCTGGGCTTCGAATTACGTTGATCTTACCGCTTTCCATAACAACCGAGGGTACAAAGAGGTTCAATTCCCAGAGTCTTTGACTGAGGACTGGGGCAGGTTTCTAGGCTATCTGGTTGGAGACGGCTCTTGGACATTGAAAAACGGTATATCCGTTACAGTCGCACATGATGAGACCTGGGCAGAACTGACTGCACTCATGGAGCGATTGCTGGGGGAGCCTCCAAAAGTTAAGAAGGATCTCCGAACTGCGACTACCGGAAACTTGTCGGTTTTCGGTTTAGGTTGGAGATCTTTTTTTGACAGTTTGGGCTGGACCCAAACTTCAGGGAGGTATGAAAAAAGGACACCCTGGGTGATTATGAAGTCACCTAAATCGGTGGTGTGTGCATACCTCCGTGGCCTGTTTGAAACGGATGGGGGCGTTGAAAGCAACGGAAAAACCGTTTCCTTTAGCAGTGCCTCTTATGAGTTAGCCCGAGAGACTCAGACCCTCCTGCTAAACCTAGGGATTGTGTCATCTCTCAAATTGAAGTGGGTTGAGAAAACCCAACGTCATTACTATATCTTGTCCATTCGCGGTCTTAGGTCTAGACAAGCATTTTGCGATCTCGTGGGATTCGATTCTCGGAAGAAACAGGGACCCTTAGAGCAAAGTTTAGCCTTGGCGACAAGAGAGGGCAAAGATTCTGAATCCGTTCCTTACCAACGGGAATGGTGTCGTAGGCTTTTGGAATTGGTGCCCAAGGCGAAGATGGGCCAAGGGTGGTGTCGCACGCATATGCGGGGAGCGCTTGGAAACACCATCAAGACATCTTCTTCAGAGCGTCTAACGTATCCAAGAATGAGACAAGCCCTCTCTTTGGCCAGGGAGTTGGGCTTAGGGGATAGCGAGGAGTGTCGGCACTTTGAAGATCTTTTGGCAGCAGATTACTTCTGGGACCCCGTATCCTCCATAAAGGATAGCCAAACAGAAGTTTATGATTTCAATGTTCCGGACGGGGAGAGCTTTGTTGCTAATGGAATTACAAACCACAACACCCTTTTGAGTTCCTGTGTTGCTGCCTATGAGGTCTACAAGCTGATCAAGAAAGGGAACCCTCAGAAATACTACGGGGTCGCCCAATCAAACACCCTTCAGTTGATCTCAGTTGCTACAGGGAAAGACCAGGCGTCGCTTCTGTATAATGAGGTGTCCTCCCACTTCAAGCGCTGTTCGTACTTCAAGCAGTACACAGCGAACAACACGATGTCGTATGCGAAGTTCCAGACTCCGTATGACATCGACACTTACGGCCCCTACGCTGAGAATGAAAAAGCGAAGGCCAGCATCATGGTTACCTTCAAGGCATCGAATGCCGGAGGTATCCGTGGTTCTGGTAACGTGGTCATCATCATGGATGAGGTCGCCCACTTTGTGGAAAAGGGGGGCGGGTCTGCGGAGGCTGTCTATGATGCTGTGGCTCCCTCGGCGGCGGCGTTTACCCCCAAGGATGATGAGGGGAACCCAATTGACGGTCCAGAAACCAAATCGGATGCTCGTATCATCTTGATTTCGAGCCCTTTGGGTAAGCAGGGATTGTTTTACAAGCTGTTTCGGATGGGGATGGATAACGCCCCAGGATCCGAAAACATGCTGTGTATTCAGGCGCCTACTTGGGAGGTCAACCCAACGATCTCTGCCGGCGTGTTCAAGGAGAACTACGCCAAGGACGCCAACGTGTTCTTTACAGAGTTCGGTGGCCGATTCTCCGACCGAACCCTGGGTTGGTTGGACGATCCCAAGGATCTGTTGGCTTGTGTGATTCCGGGCCTGCGCCCTCGTTCCCGAGGAACCCCCCGTCTTAGCCATTACCTTGGCTTCGACCTTGGTCTTGTGGGAGACCCCAGTGCTCTAGCGATTACACATGTGGCCCCAGAGGGGGATATCGTTCTTGATTACATCGACACTATCCAAGCAGGGTTTGGGGAGTTTACGGACAAAGAACGCCTGGAATTCGATGACATTGCTGATTGGATTTACCTGATCTCTCGTCGATTCTACATCGCTGAGGGGATCTTTGACCAGTGGAACGCCATCCCTTTGGAGCAGGCTCTTGCCAAAAAAGGGTTGCAGCAACTTCGGGGGGAACACATGACCGCAGTGAAGAACTCGGAGATGTATCAGAACTTCAAGGCGATGATGTGGGATAAACGGTTGCAGTTGTTTGACTACACCCCACAAGATCGGGCCCGAGCGAAACAGAGGGATGAAGAGCTTCCTGAGCACATGGCGTACCTCCAAGAGCTTTTAGAGCTTCAAGCTGAATACAAGTCCAAGTACATTATCAATGTGGCAGCCCCCCAGGTAGAAGGGAAACACGATGACATGGCGGATTGTATTGTTCGTTCTGTGTGGCTGGCTTCCAATAACATGGGCCGCAGAGGGCACATTGCTGGCCAGAAAAAACGGAACGCCCCTGCCGGGATTGGGGTCCCCGGGGTGAGCGCTGCTATGCGTCGAGCGGCGCACCGGAGAGCGCTCGCAGGGGGTTCGGACCCCAAGCGACAACCACCAAAGCGTAGGAGACGTTACTGATGTCAAAACCCCTTGCACTCATGGCCCCGAATCGGGCAGACCACCGGTTTCTTTTGAACCTTGTGGACACCTTCTACAAGAAGAAGGGGTTTCAGGCTACTCCTGAGCTGTTTGACCGTGTGAATGCGGTCTTCTATAAGATGGGCGGTTCCTGGGAACGGGTATTCAAGGGGTCCGGGACAGACGTGGATCTACTCAAAAGGATCCTGAAAGTAGCGGCAAAGTGCAAAATCATGAAGAAAGCCCCTTCCTTTCGGTAGAGTGTAAGCTGTGTCAGTACGCGACGACATCGATGACTACAATCGAAAGACGATCCAAGAGATCCTTTCGGAGAGAGTTAAGCGTCAAATGCGTGAACGGCGTGATGAGGAGACGAAAAAGAAGCGTCTGATTCGAGAAGCACGTCAAAAGGCGACGGCGGAGACTAGGGAGCGTCGGGAAAGGGCGATCCTCCAACAACGGAAGGAGCGAGTTGCTTCCGTTGCTCCCGCGATTGACCAGAACATCCAACAGGCCCTTCGCTCCCTGACTGCCGCTCTGAATGCGGCGGAGTCTGTTCGTGTGAATCGTTATACAGAGGAGGGGAGACAGCACCACCAAACGGTGAAGGCCCTTCAAACGGCTTTGGGGGCTGTTCGAATGGCAAGTCGCCAGAAGGCATCCTCTGTTTCAGAGACTGACGTTGATATCAGTGAGTGAGGCTCCACATGGCAAAGAAGAAAGATAACCAGGGCGAACGAGAAGTAATGCGTATGCCCTTACGGCCGCACGTGACGACCGGACGGCCCACGGACCAAAAGAAACTGGTTCTAGGTTCTATGCGGGCTCAGGCACGGACTGCCGGGGCCGGATATCGAGCCAAGGTTGCTGCCGGTTGTGGGGTCGGAGGTGGCGGATTTGGTGGGGGGGCCGGGGGCGGCGCCGGAGGTGGCTTTGGAGTTGGGGATACCATTGGGGCGAGTGCCGGTAATTTTTACAGCCCAGAGCTTTCTACGGACTTCCTGGAGCTTCCTCAGAGCGTCAACGAGCAGTGGAACTACTACAGGTTCTTCTACCGAAATGAGCCTTTTGTCGGACAGGCAATCGATCTTCATACTGAGCTTCCTCTATCCAAGATTCGTCTGGCCCCCGCGCCTGCAAAGGACGGGGAGCTATCACGGCAGTCCCTTGAATTCTGTGACCAGTGGGCCGAGAGGATCGGTCTCCTGGAAAAACTCCAGGAGATCGTACATGAGTTCCACCTGATCGGGGAGGCATTCATTTGGTGTGAGGACGGGTCTCCGGATATGCCCAAAGAAGTGACTCATGATGTCATCAACAAGGTTTTGGACAACGGAGATCTCGTGGAAGAGTGGGTCGAACGCCCAGACGCGAATGAAAGGGCCGTCGCCTGGCTAGAGAAGCATTACAAGGGGTGGACGGGCATTCGCTGTCTCCCCCCTGAGCAAGTTCACATTGAGACCTTTCCCTTCACGAATGAGGTCATCATGGAGCTGATCCCAGACGCCAAGAGCAAGCATGTGCTTGAAATTGCTCAGTCGGGGGACCCAAGGGCCCAGCGGGTTGTGGATTCGATGGATCCCACCATCATTCGAGCCCTTACAGAGGGGGAGAACATCCCCCTGAACACAGATCCCGATGCGGGAAGCTTTGTCCACTACATGGCGAATAAGCGCTCTAGCTATGAGCCGCGAGGCCATTCGATTCTCCAGCGTTGCATGAGGATCATCGTATACTTCGACAAGCTCCGACAGGCACAAACAAGCATCGCATCTAGGCACATGACGCCAATTCGGCTTGTGTATGCCGAGAACATGGATGAGACGGACACGGAAGCTCTCCGTGATCAGATCGATTTGGCCCTCCAAGATCCCGACTACTCCATTGTTACCAACTTCCAGGTGGTCTGGGAGGAGATGAACTCCAATGGGCGTATCCTGGAGCTTTCAGGAGAGTACGATTTGGTGACTCGTCAGCTTTACGCGGGCTTGGGGGTTACAGAATCCTTGCTGTCTGGGGAATCCAGTTATTCGGGAGACCGGATCAACCTGGAGGTCATCAACACCCGGTACATGTTGTTGCGTGAGAAGATCCAGCGCTTTGTCCAGGAGCAGATTTTCAAGCCGATGTGTAGACGGATGGGATTTATCGAGACCGATGGGTACGGGAACGAGCAGGTCATCTATCCCCGTGTCACCTTCACCCGGCTGGCTCTGCGAGACAACCAGGAGACCTTTGATGCGCTGTTCAACCTGTATCAGAAGGGGTCTCTCGATATTGAGACCATCTACGATACGCTTGGGCTGGACGCAAACCTGATTGCTGACCGGCTTCGTCGAGACACTATGACGGTCAATGATGCGCAGTTTAACCGCGTATTGGAAGGCATGTACAGTCGTCTCGGGGACCAACTGGCGGAGAACACCGACGCTGTCCAGAAAGTTGCCGAGCGCCTTGGCCTCCAGTACGTGGCACCCAAGGAAGAAGAGGCGGGCCGGTTCTGATAGGCCAGGGACTGTGTGATACGGTTTCTTGTCTATGGTAACCCTGTTTGCGAGGGATCCATGCGAAGGGTTGCCACCCCCAAAAAGTACGACCACATCGACTTCCGGCCGCCAAAGTCTGTAGCTGAGGCCGCTGAGAAGGGGTTGGAGTACCGCAGAAAGCAAAAAGGGGACAAAGCGGGATTGACACCAGAGGAAGCCTCCAAGGAAGGTATTGGATCTGGCGTACAGCGTGCGGTAAACCTTAAGAATCGAAGCAACGTATCCCCTGCGGTCATAAAGCAAATGAACGGGTTTTTCTCCAGGCATGAGAAAAACAAGTCAATTTCCCCAGAGCACAAGGGAGAGCCTTGGAAGGACAAGGGGCATGTTTCGTGGTTACTTTGGGGAGGCGATCCCGGGCGCTCTTGGGCGCGTAAAGTTTTGCGTCAAATGGAGGCTGCGGACGAGAAATCCAAGAAAGCCGGCCTAATTGTTCGACAGGCTGCTCTGGAATTAGCCGGT